GATATAAAATTGAATAAACGGGCCAGATAAAACCCGAGCTTCTAACATAAAGGCCCGATCGAGATCGGCCGCCAACGCGAGGCTAGGACGGCCGAGCCTGGTAGCGGTTTAACAGTTTTCCCGGAATCTTCAGACCTACGGATCCAAAATTATCACAAGTTATGGCCGATCTGCACGCATCAAAAAATAGGCGGATGAGGGCGATGCTGCTCGATTTCGGGTGGGTTTGGCCCGACGCCTCGGATCGGGCATCGGGCCTCCCCAGAACGTCAGCTCGCGTAAGGGCATCGGCCGGTAGGGCAGTCTTGGTCCGGGGTGAGGTTCCCCCACCCGTCCAGGGTATAGCCTTCGGGCGTGACGTAAGCCCCCGGCGCAACGGACTGGAGCTCGGTGTTGATGAGCGAGCAGAACGTCAGCCAGTTCGCGACGGTCTCCGGAGGCTCCTCCTCCAGCAAGTACGACTCGATCAGGAACGCCCCGACCGCTTCGATCTCTTCCACGGTGAACGGCCTTCCGACGGGGTCACGAGCTTTGACGCGCCCCTGGAACACCGCCTCCCCAGCAGTCGAATCGAGGACTATCCGGGACTCGAAGCTTTCGCGATCGTCTTCCATCCTCAAGACGATATCGCCTTCACCGACGAAATCCCCCGAGAGCTGGGTAGCTCGGAACTCGACTTTGTTGCCGGCCCCAGACCCTTTGACGACGTACTGGTCCCGACGGGTCCCTCCCGCGCCAAAGACCATGAACGAGGTCGAGAAGGCCCGGGCCATATCGTCCACCGACCCGGTAATCGAGGACTGGTAGACGACGGTCGCGTTCTGGGCCATCGCCACGTCGGCCGCCCTCTCAGTATGATGCCGGACGTCCATCGACCCCGTCCCCTTGATCGAGGTCTCCAGCACGCCCGCGTAACCGCTGATCGAGACCGCGGCGAGGCCGGTAAGCAGACAGACTATCGCCAGGATCACGCACGTGTAGAAATACTTGCGAAAATCCAGCGGTTCGACGATGTACTCCATATCAGCCTCCACGCTGCCGACCATCCCCACAGAAATCGTCCTCGATGTCGTGGATGAGCCTCCCCGCATCGGGGACGGCAGATTTCAGCGTAGCGAGGATCGCCTCGGCCCGACGCGCTATCAGCATCATGAGGTTGCCCCGCTCGATCTCTAGCTTCAGCGTCTCCCGATCCATCTTTAGGATCCGGGCAGCCTTCTCCTCGGGATCCTCGAGTTTGTACCATCGAGCGATGAGGACGAGCAGCTCCCCGACCTCCGCAAGGGACACGTACACCGTTCCCCGCAGGTGCCGGAAGCTGAACGCCAGCCATGCGGCAACGGTCCCGACGATGATGAACAGCATCCCGAGGATCCAGATGACCGCTTCAGGGCTCATGCATCCCCCTCGCCGCCCTTCACCGGTTCGATCGGGGCAACGTACTCGTGAACGCACCCTTTCAGCTCTTCGAGGGAGGTCGCCCGATCCGCGCACCGCTTCAGGGCCGCCCGGACGGCGAGGTCCTCCTCCAGGGTCATCTGAAGCTGGGCAACCTTCTCCAGGGCGTTCGCCCTCTCGGTAGACAGAGCCCGGTTCTGCTGGGCCACGATCCGAAGCAAGCCCTCCATGGATCGGAACTTGCACCCCATGTAGACGTGGGCCGCTCCCGAAACGATCAGCAGCAAGCCGAACGCGAACGAGAGCTTCAGCAGATGGACGTCGATGACCTCTAGCCCGCCCATATCATCCCCTCCTCGGTTCGACGACCGGGGCATCTCTCTTCAGTCCCCGGACGATGGCCGGCGGAAAGTCGGAGTTCAGGGTCAGCTCGAGCTCGGCCTGGGTATACCCTGCCACGACCAGATCGTAGTAGTACTGAACGATCTCGTCTTTCGAAAGTATCCGGACGTTCTTGATCCCGCTATCGCTCTCGCGAAACACCTCGGTTCCGATCTGGCCCCTTGACACCCGCAAGAACTTCGGCGGGACCTGATGATCTCCGATCCTCAGCCCCGGAAAAGCGTGCAGAGTCACCTGTGGGCCGGGCTCGACGACCACTCCGAGCAATGCCTCAAGTTCCGACCGTCCGTAGGGCCGGAACCTTCTCAGCCGACCCGTGGTCATCGGGAACTTGGTTTCGAGGAAAGCCTGGAGCTCTCCTCCCTGGATACCTGGATTCACTTTTCCCCCCATAACGTCACCCCAAACTAGACGTACTCGAACCGAACCGTCCCGGCCCGGACCCGCTCGTCCGAGTCCACTGCTATCCTTAGGCCGAATCGGTCGATCATCTGATACTTCGCCGATATCTGACAAGAAACAATTTCATCGACCCCCTCGAACGGTACCCCCGTTCCGGAATCGAGACCGATCGCTTTGAAGACGACGTCAGAGTACTCGATCGCCTCTCCGATCCGGTACTGGTTCAGAAAATCGCTCACCGACGCCTCGATCGCCGGGAGCAACCCCACCGGGGCGGTCGGATCCACCCGAACCTGACCGACGACAGAGACGAGGACGGGCTCAGGGAGGTTGTAAAGGTACGGCATCTCTCCGAGCCCGATAAACAGCTCGTACTCGTAGGGGCCATCGTAATCGACCGACCGGATATCGACGGCCCGATCATCCTCATCCTCCATGGTCATCCTCAGCGCCGCCCCTCTGGGGGTAGCATCCGGGATGGAACAGACTCCGGTCCTCGCCCGACCCAGCACATCGAAGTAAGTGACCTCCAGCGAATCGAGGGATAGTATATGCTGGGTGGGCCGAACCCAGATCTGGCCCCCGGCAGAATCCCCGAGCAAGGCCCGGGACGGATCGCCGGCCGTTGCAGCCAGCACCCCCCGGGCAGTCACCCCAGCGGCCAGGTTCTCCCTGATTGCCTGCCAGATCTCGTAAGTCGACCCGAGGACCCCCTCGGAGGTATCGACCACTATCTCGACGTCCCCGCCCCCAACATGGGCCACCGACGCCTCGGATACGGTTGGGAGGGCGAGTAGATGCTGTTCGATCAGCGATTTGGTCGCCCGGCCGGGGACGAGGATGGCGTGGATGTACCTCCTCCGCAGGGAAGAGTCCGTCTCGGGCTCGGTCCCGCCAGAGATCGGCATCGGGTTCTCGATCCAGTCAACGCCAACCAGCGAATCCGTAACCGCCACGATGGAAAACGCCGGAACGTTCCCCCGGGTCCCCGCCTCGACGGCCTCGATCTGGGCCACGACCGCGGTATCGCCCGCCTCCAGGACGACGTCCTCGACGGTCCGGAACACGATCGGATTGGTCCCGTCCTCGGTGGGCCGAACGACCTCAGTGAACGCGGGTATCTCGATATCCTCCCCGGCGGGGATGAACCGGTGGAACGTGACGTAACCCCCCGCCCGGTTCCCACCGAGCCTCCCTTCAGGGAGCCGATCGATGACCAGCGCATCGAGGTACTTCCCGGCCGCGGTCCGGATCGAGAGGTTCGCGCTCGCCTCGAATACGAGCTCCTCGAGTTTGCGGACCTGAACCGCGACCGACCGGTTGATGGTCCCGAGGACCTGGAACCTGCCGTACCCCTGTAGGTTCGGGTTCGCCGCCTGCTGGTAGAGCTGCATCTCAGTTGAGATGCGGGACACTTTTCGAGGTTCATCCGCCATCAGTACACCCCTCCAGGCATCACGTCATCGACCCCCCACCGAAGGGATTCCCGGGTCTGGGCCAGCTGCATGTTCAAGTGAAGCACATCCTCCGGCGAGAACAGGTAGGTCAGCGCCCCCACGGAACAATGCACCGTCAGAAACACGCGCCGGTGATCGGTTTGGGTCAGGGTCACGCGGTAGACGCCCAGCTCAGGGAAGAACTCCCCCAGCTCGGCCCGCAGCTCGACGGATAGGGACGCCATTCGATTTTTGGTCAGCGGCTTGTGCATATAATCGAAGAAGATCGAGCCCTCGTCGGGATCGATCATCTCACCCTTCGGCGTAGCGAAATAGACCAGCATCGTTTGTTGCCCCATCTCGTGGTCTGACTGAGTCAGGGCGAGGTCCCCGTCCGGGGTCAAGACCAGGTCGACCAACCGATGGCACTTGATCTCCCCCGCCCTCAGATCCATGTTCAGTTTCAGGTCCCCCATTTCGATCATCCCCCCCTCTATTCCAGAGGGCAGTCTCCGCCTCCACCACAGGGACAGCTGCACGCCCCATGGTCGCAAGACCCGTCGATGATCTGGTTCCCGTGGTTGTGCACAAGTCCGGTAACTTCGTCGATCAGCGGTGCATCAAGTGTAATCTTGGTGGCCGCCTTGATCAAGACGTCCTCCTCCTCGGAAATAATCGATATCTTTCGAGGAGTCTTTATGGTGATCTCACCATCCGCAGCGATGCGGATGAACGCCGTGCTTTCGCCGCCCACGTCCAGGTTGTTAAGCTCGATCTCGCCGTTCCGGAGGAGGGTGACTCTGGCACCCGCGATGATACCCGACCCGTCCCCGGAACAGCCGCAGACCGCTCCCGACGATTTCGACCGGGACTGGATTTCGATCTTCCCGTCGGGGAAGAACTTGATATGGCCTTTCGGCTCCTCCGATAGTCGGTTCTCGATATAAATCACACCATCTTTATCGAGAAACATCGTCGACCCGGACAGGTGGTGGTGCCAGACCCGATCAGGTTTCCCGCAGCTCGCGAGGGTTTTGTCCGAGAGCAGTTTGAACCACGAACACCCCTGCAGGATGTGGTCTGGCCCGGTACAGCTCTTGCAGCTTGGTTCGTCGTTCCCGGGCTTACAATTCTTTGAAAATACCCAGTCCCGCCCCTTCCCCCCGGGCCGCTCGTCCCACCACTTCAAGCAATCGGGGTTTCGTGGATCCGGGAACTTGTTGAAATCGAGCTCAGCATTTCGGCTCGGTTCGTCCCACGGCGTAATTTTCCAGACCTGATCGTACGTAGTCCTGGTATTCGAGCCGGGCCGGCATACCGGTTCCTGCTCCTTGTTCGGGATCGTCCCGATCACTATCCCCTTCTCATTGTTGTACCAGAGGACGACGCAGAGGTCTCCGACCCTCGGAGTCCAGGGGTGACCGCTGAACCTGCTATCAGCCGGTCCCCGCTGGAGGGTATTGATCCTCCACCTCATCTTTTGTTTGGCCGCCCCTTTCGGGGTGGCTCGATCCCGGAGGGCGCCGTCGACCTGGTTGAAGTCTTTGTCTCCGTCGAACGGGGCCAGGTGGGGCCAGATCTTCTCAGCGGCGATCAGCTCGATCCGATTGATCTGGCGGGTGTCTCGCCGGGTTCCGTCCAGCAGCCTGCCTTGACGGGTCTGTCCGACCATTCAGAAACCCCCCGTACATGCAGAGCTGCCCCGGAACCGATGGTTCGGGTTCGGTCTGGCCTGATTGTAGCCTTGACCCGGAGATCTTCGATCCTGGGTCATCTGGTGGAACATTTCGCTACGCATAGTCCGGCCACCCCCCGGCGAGGTTCTTGGCAACCGAGGTGGAGCTCGGATCGTTCCAGGGGACGACCCGATGCCAGCCGAGGAGAGTAGTCCGGTCCCGGACGACCCGAGCCTCCGCCCGGTCGACCTGGTAGTACATCCAAGATTCGCCAGTGTCCAGGGTATCGTAGGCCCGGATCCGGCGGTCCCGATCTCCTTTCGCCAGATCGAACAGCGACGGGATGATCTCCGGCGGGACGAGCAGGAATTTCGCCCCACCCTCGGTCACTACAGCCGCCCGGAAGGCCCGCCCATCGATCTCGATCTCGACCGTCTCCAGAGTTTCCTCCTCCTCCTCGACCGGAGGTTCCTCCTCCTCCTCCTCGACCAGGTCTTTGAGCTCGTCGTCGGACAGCTTTTTGACTGCATCGATATGGGCCTCGTCGGCCTCGTCCGGATCGCCTCCCCGGAGGATCACCGCATCCTCGTCTCCCTTGATGTAGAGGAGCCCCATCTCTGGGACCGACGTTGCCACCTCGATCTCGCAGAGGAGGCCGCGGCTGGAGTATTCTACGATCCGCCGAACGCAGAGCCCGTCAATCAGTTCGGACTTCTCCCCGAGGGTGATCTTCTGGGGGCAGCCCGAGTAGTTCGTCACCCCAGCGTGAAACTTCACGAACGAAAGGATCGGCGGGACGAACCCGACCAGCTTCGGCCGGGCAACGTTCTCAGCGATCTTGTAGAACTCTGCGAGGTTCGTCGCCTTCTCATCGACGAGCGACTGGGTCGACAGATTCGGGTCGTACAGGACAGGAGCGACCAGCTCCCCGTGGCGCTCGATCGACTTGTCGTTTCGGGCCTCGGCGAAAAACCGCTCATGAGTCTCCAGCGGCGAGTACTCACTGGACGGCGGGTAGACGCCCGACCCCACGACCCGGAGGATGTTCGAGTGACCAATCACGGTCTCCGCTTCGTCCGGATCCATCATGTACGGGTCGAGGTCGATCATCCCCTTCTGCGGTTTGGGGTCGGTGAAATAGAACATCCCGAACTCATCGACGAACCAGATCGCTCCGACCTTGGTAGCGAGGTGGGTGAGGGCAGTCTGATAGCTCACCTGGCCCGCCTTGAATATGGGCCACTGATAGTCGTACAGGTGGTCGGAGGTAATATCGATCACTCGCCCCTTGATTTTGTCGCCGTGGGCGGACTGGTCTCGATGCATGTTCAGCAGATCGTTGACGACCGTCGTCACCGTTTTCATTTTGGCATCGTAGTCTTCTTTGAGGGCATCGCCCAGGGTCCCCACCAGGCAGACGCCCTCGACGACGATCCGGTTCGGCCGGTAGCTCACCTTCTGGACCTCGCCATCGGCCAGAACGAACTCGTGCCGGACGGAGGTGGTCTCTCCTCGTCGGCCTCGTCCGGCGCAGTGAACCATCTCGTTGTAGAGGGCGACCTTGATCTCGTGGTCGGTCTGGAACTTCCCCAGAAACATGTTGTTGATGTGGATGATGGTGATATCGATCTTGTCACCCTCGTTGTAGTTGAAGTTCTCATCGGCCCGGATCGATTCGACCCACGGCGACACGTCGACCCCGTCGATCGTAACGAGGTGATCGAGCGCCATCAAGTGGTCCCCCGGTCGTTGGCTTCAATGAACGAGAGGGTACAGTTGTAATAAAAGTCGGTCGTGCCCCCGGGCTGGGTCATCCGCTTCCGTTCCAGGTACATGCAGATCGAGTCGAGACTCGTCCGCACGATATGGGGCCCGACGGTCAGGTCTCGGACCTCGGCCATCGAGTCCTCGTTGGTAGTGTTGAACTGCATCGTGCAGCTCCAGAGGGCTTTAGGCTGAGTCACCTGGGTGATCGGTTTGCGGCCGACCGGCTCATGAATCGCTATGCCGAACCGCTGCTCCCAGGTGATATCGATCGGGTTCGGTTTGGCCTGGGACTCGGACCGATTCCGCTCCCAGGGGGACCCCCCCTTCTCGACCTTCACTCGTTCCCCTAGTTTAATTGCCCCGATCTCGACTTGAACGAAACCCACGAAATCACCACCCCCCACCAAGATAGTTGCCCTCGCCCCGCCGGGCCATATCATCAAGCATCGTCCTCAGTTTCCAGATTGCGTCGTTGAGGTCGACCTCCCGCTCGATCCGGTCGACGTGCATGAGCGGCCCCTGCACCTGAACCAACACCCGAGGACCGCTTTCAGATCCGGCCCCGGGTTCGACCTCGCCTCCCTCGGACCGGGGCAGAGGGACAGCGGTCCGGGCCATCTCCCGAGACTCGGCCCCGGTCTCGCCCAGCCCGAACAGCGCCAGAATCGAGTCAGCCAACCGTTCGGCCGCAGTCGTTTTCCGGACGACCTGGGCCGGGGAGTACTCTTCGCCGGCGTGGACGACCGCTCCCCCGGTCTCCTCGACCCCGCCACCGCGTTCAAGTTTCGGGACGAACTGGGTGAAGCCGTACTTTTGCTGAAACTCAAGCTTCTGTTTATGCGGAAGCGAATCGATATCCACCTCCATAACGGCCTGCCCCGAATCGTTGATCCGGACGTTCGTTCCCCAGCCGGTCCCCCTCAGATCGGCCTGATCGTAAACGGGGATCTGCCGGCCGGCGAACTCGATCGCATCGACGCTAGTCGGAGCTCCTCCGGTCGGTATCTCAGCCCCCAGAAAATCGAGTATATTCTGTTCAGCCTCCCTCGCCTCGGTCCGCTGCTGCTGCTGGGCCGCCCCCGTCTCGGCGTAATGCTCCTCGACGGCAGGAGGGAGCTCGACCGGGGGTTCTCCGCCCGAAAAAGCCTTCTCGATCGCTTTGGCCTTGTCAACGTCGTACCCTCGGGCCTTCGCGGCCTCGATAGTTATCGATTTCAGCTTCTCGTCGAACAGACCCTTGTGGGCATCGGGAAGCTTCTGCCACTCGGACCAGGAGAGGGTATCAGTCCCGTATTTCTCTTGCATCAAGTCGGCGTACAGATCTTTTGCTTTGTACTCGATGACGTAGACCTCGCCGGCATGATCCTTTCCCCGGAACCGATCGATCCCGGTGAGCTCCCGCATCGTCTCGGATTCGGTCTTCCCCTCGGCCTTGGCCTGGGCGGCCTCGCCCTCGGCAGTCATCTGGGTCACAAGACCCCCGATCAAGGGGGCGCCTCGCAGGGCATCGACGATCCGGTCGCCGATCTTAGTGGCGATCCCGGCCTCGAACTGCCCCTGCTCGTTGTACCCGCCGAACAGAATCATTTTGAGGCGATCGTACCAGCCCCGGAACGTCCCGTACAGATCCTTGAGGTAGCCCCACGCTCCCTGCAGCCACTTGACGACCTGACCCAGCCAGTCAGGGATCAGCCCCTCCAACCAGTCTTTGAGGCGGTCGGTCAGGGTCGTAATCGAATCCCAGATCCAGGTCAGCAGTCCCGGGATCTTCTGGGTCAGGACGGCCGCCACCATCCCGCCCGGCGAGACCTTGATCGCCATCGATATCGCGCCCTTCAGAAACTCGCCGGCCGACATCCCTTTCAGCTTCGAGCTGACCCCGTCCACGATGGCGAGGAAGTCGGACCACTTCTCCTTAGCCCAGTCGACGCCGGCCGACAGGGTCCCCCCCAGATCGAGGGACTTCAGGTACTCCCAGGCTTTCGCCAGGGCCCCGGTCCGGTAGGCGATGTAGACGAGGAGCGCCAGCAACGCGGCCCCGGCGATGATCAGGATCCCGATGGGGTTGGCCGCCATCGCAACGTTCAGGAGCCACTGAGCGGCCGTCAGGATCTTGAGCGGGGCAGTGACGACGGACGCGACTCCGCCGAGCGCTTTCAGGGTGGTCAGAGCTCCGAGGACCTGAGCGGAGACGACGGCCCCAGACGCCCCCACGAACGCCAGAGCCAACCCGAACGAAACGTACTTGGTGGCATCCGGGTACTTCTCGGCCAGCGTTGCGAGCTTGTGCAGCCCGGACGCAACTGCCTCGAACGAGCCGACCAGAGGGGTCCCGATCGCAACGGACAGCTTTTCGTAAGCCATCCTCATCTCGGTGACCGCCGACACGATCGGGTCCTTCCCCTCGTTCGCCTCTTTCATGATTTTGAGGCCCTCTTTCATCCCGATGTACAGGTCGACCTGCTGATCATTGAAGTTCTTGAGCTCGGGCATCGTCCGCCGGTACTGTTCTCGCAGCTCGGCCACCTTTTCATTGCTCAGCTGGTAGCCGGGTATCAGTTTGTTCAGCGAGGAGACGTTCCCCCCGACGAACGACTCGAGCATGTTATCGGCATCGCCCAGGGTGCGGATGCTGGCGTTCGACGCAGCCCCCTGCACCGCTAGGGTCAGCTCAAGCTCCTCCAGAAACTCTTTTTGAAGGTCGGCATTGTCGGAGGCCCCGACGAGACCTCCGGCGGCTCCGGTCGTCAGCTTCGCGGCAGCCCGAGCCCGCTGGAACTGGGACGAATAGGATTTGGATCCCCCCTCCTCGACCCACGACGTGATCTCTTTCGCGACTTCGGGGGAGGACGCCCGGGCCTCGATCCCCTTCAGGAGCTCTTGATAGTCCGCGGCTTTGTAGACCGAAATCCCCACGATCGCCCCGGTCGCCGCAGAGACCTTGGTAGCTCCGCGCTCGATTGAATCCAGCTTGGCGCCGACCTGCCCCACCGAAGAGGCCGCCTGACCTGCTCGGGTCTGGACGTTGCTCAGCCCGGCCGCCAACCGGTTTGTAGCAGAAGCGGCCCGATCCATCCCGGACGCAGCCTTGGCACCGGCGTCACCGGCCGCCCCCAGAGTCCGGCTCGCATTCGATCCAACGTTCTGAAAATTGGAGAACGTGGTCTGGACGGTCTGGGCAGCGGCCGCCACCTTCTGGAGCGGGGCCGAAGCCCGATCGTTCACCCGCGTCTCGACGGTAGCGACGGTCTGCCCGACTCGGTCGGCCAGCACTCTTGTATCGGTCAGGTGTTTCGTGGCCTGATCGAGAACTTGCATCCGGAAATAGAGGTCCCGGATCTTCACTGCTCGCCCTCCTCCTCCTCGTTGCTCAGCCCGATCGCTTTCGTTACCGGCGAGTCCTTCTGGTCGGCCTTCCGTTTCGCCAGGTAGTCGGCTATACCGCCGGGGACATGTTCGCCCCGGGACCGCCTCCGGAGATTGATGTACTCCTCGTGGGTCAGGTATCCGGTCGACCCGTCTTTGTTGGCCCACTTCAGGGGCGGCCGGCCGGTCAGCGGTCCGGCCTGACGACGGTTCGTCGGTCCGCGTGACCGACCTGAAGACGATCCAGCCGGACCGCCTCCGGACTCAAGACCCGCCCGGATCTCCAGTTCCCGGGCGGTGCAGTACAGCGCAACAGCCACCTGCACGGTAGTCAGGTCGCGGGGGTCCCCTCCCCCACCGATCCGCCATCCTCCGAGGTGGAGGGAGAGGACGACGTTTCCGTCACCGCTCCGAAAAAATCGTCCACCCCCTCGTCGGTGATATGGGAGAGCTCCAGGATTCGCATACCGATGATGAAAATCGAGAACCCTACCATCTCATCGAACACCGAGGACAGGTCCTCCTCTTCGGTATCGGCCACGATCCCCAGCTCGCAGACCTGTTTGAGAAGCCCCATCATATCAGAGTCCGCCCGCAGGGCCTCGGCAACCTTAGCCTTCCCGTCAGGGTCCTCGGCAAGCTTCTGGAGGTCGTCCAACCGGCCAGCCGCCCCCCTCATATCGGAGACGAGCCCCATCACCTCGACGTCTCGCAGAGGCCGAATCGTAACGCAGTACCCCGGGTACCCTGGGAGGTCGACATCCTCTCGGTACCGAATACCGTCCAGAACGATGCGCCGGGTAAGACGCTTGCCCTTTCCGGTTCCGTTTCCCTTCCCCTTCCCCTTTGTTTCAGCCATCAAAATCACCTACGAAAAATGGTTCTTGGAGAGGGCCCTATAGCGGGGACCTCTCCATAGCCTTGAACTCGTACTGAGTCAGTACAGTGTTGTTCTCGGGATAGTCCCGACCGCTCTTCGTCACCTTACAGTTGAGCAGCTTCTCGAAGACCGCTCGACCGACGTTCCCGGTCGAGACCGTCCCGGCATCCTGGTCTTTCGACGGGAACCGATCCATGATCATGATATCGAAATAGATCGGGATCCCCTCATCGGCCTGGTCTTCGAGTAGATAGGTCAAAGCGTGGCGATCGCCATCAGACAGCCAAGTCCCCACGTCGAACGACCCCGTGAACCCGATGTTGTGGGTTGTCAGGGCGTACGGGAGATGGCTCCCAGTTCCCCACTCCTCCTTGACCTCGATCGTCTTAGCGTAGCTGAGACGTTTGCACGGGAACCATACACTAGCGACCGAAATGACCACGTCGTTGCTGCTAGTCGCTTCGATGTTGTACCCGTCACGGATTACGACAGCCATGATCTGCCCCCCCACTCCTTAAGCCATCCTCGCGCTCCAGTAGCCGACGCTCATGACCGTGTGAATCCGCTCGATATGGCCGACGCACTGAATCCACAGATCGATATCGATCTTGTTCCGGTCGAGCGGGTTCGCCCTGATAGAGACCTTGAAGTCGTCGAGAACCTGGAGTCTGACCAGCTCCTCGAAAAATGAGTCCAGGGTACCCTTCATGGCGGCGAGGGTCTGCTGAGTTCGCCTCCGGTGATAGAACCGTTTCGCGATGTAGTTCAGGGAGTTCATGCAGTGGTCGACAGTCCTCATATCGACGCACCGGAGGAAGTTGTCATCCGCAGCAGTCGTCACGCCGACGTAGGGCTTAATCCCTGCCCACTCCTTGACGATCACGTCCACCGAATTGTACGTGAGAACGTCCGTCTCCTCGGGAGTGAACTGGACTAGCAGGCTGTTGGCGTCGTGGATCACGTTGTTGATATCGGCCGCCGAATCGCCCAGGCTCAGAGCAGCCTCGGTCCCGGCCCGAGCCACGGCGAGGTTCTGCTCAGGCTGGGAGTCGTCCCAGCCGTTCCCGACGATCACCAGATGAGGGTTGTTGTAGCTGGATTTCAGCCGCAGAAGATCCGCCATCGTCGAATTTTTCTTGGCTGCCACGAACCCGATCATCGGTACGAATCGGTTCGCGGCCTCTACAGTGAACCCGTCGAGGATCGGGATCAGGTCATTCGTCTCTTCGGCGACCTCGTGGTCACATATCACGAGCGTAGTCGGAACGACACCCTCGGGCAGCTTCAGGAGCAACGCTAGAGCATCTTTCCAATCATCGGTCGTAATCGACGCCCCCTCAGCACCACCCGCCAGCCAAAACACCCCGCAGTCTGGCAGATGGGTCTCCCCGGGCTCGGGTTCGTACCGGGCGATCCCGGACCGCAACAGCGCGGCCTGGAGCTTGATATAGCTCGATACCGGGTACAGCTCGGTCTTGCGGCCGTCGGTCAGGATCACCTTCCGGGTTTTGTACTTGGTCGAGTAGTCGACTACGTCGGCAGCGGTCGGGCCTTGGCCATCGTAGAACGTCACCGATCCGGCCTTCTTATCGAAGAAGACTTTTCCAGTCTCCAGGTCTTCGTCTTTGTAGACGATCGATTTGGAGACCCCGCTGACAAGAAGGAAGTTGGAAGTATCCTCCTCCAGGTCCCAGTTGTCGAAGTAGTACGGGCCGACCGTCCCGTCCCCGATGAAGCTCCCCACCTCGTAAGAGGAGTAGCTCCCCTCAGCGATCTCGCCCCGGATGCTGTTTCCCCATGCCCCCGGGCTACTGGCGACGAACTTGCCGACGACCGGCGGGTCAAGCGTCACTGCTCCGGTTTTGACCTCGACCTCAGCGGTCGCGATCCCGGTCCCGCCGACCTTGGTGGCGGCGACGACATCGACCCCCTGGGCGAACAGCATCTCGCAACCGTCGCAGACCGGGCCGCTGTGGAACAGAGCACGGGCATCGGCAGAGGTCCCTAGGAGGACGGTCTCCCCGACCGGCCCCCGGACTGCCTCGCCCACGATCGCAGCGACGCCACGACCGATGATGAGCGGGACCTTACCGACGCTCCTCAGCTCCACAGTCAGCCCTACATACGAAAACTGACTGCCGTATTCGAACATGTTTCCCCCCACTCCAGACGGTTATCTGGCTCGGCTCAGTCGGACGCCGGAACGGTCTCGACGACCATCCCGGTCTCGATCTTCACCGACCTGCTCGCCCGAGGAACCCCTCCCTCGGACGAGGCAGCTCTGCTCTTGGCAGCCCGCTTGACGGGCCGATCCTCGACCTCGATGATCTCTTTAGGGTCGGCCCCCTTCAACACGGCTGCCTGGTACTCATCTCTCGAGATGAGACCCCTTCTCATAGCATCGATTCTCCGAACGCGCAAGATGATCACCCTAAGTTCTCCTGCGCCGGGCCAATGAGCCGAACCGAAACTCCGACTCGACCAGGCACGTAGATGAAGTATCTTAGGTCGTTCTCGCTGGATGAACCGTGGACGAGGGCCTCAAAAGATTTTATCGCGGGAACTTGCTCGATCCAGCTAATTTCGCCTTCGATTTCTAAGTCTGTCACTGACCTATATATAACACGCCCATGAGCGTCACGATAAGACAGCGCCGCGCCGCTCAGAAGCACGTCGAGGACCTTCAGCTTGTCCTGTTGCCAGTCGAGATCGAACCTCGACCGGATCACCTCGATTTCGAACAGGTGGCCGAACGAATCTCTCTCGGTCGGAGACGCGGTCTGAAAATCAACCGTAACCGTTGCCTTTTCGTAATGCCCCCACCGGTCGTCGTAGACTTCTCCCTCCTCGTCCTGGTTCGGTTCGGTCCCGAGAAACGAATCGAACCCCATCGTCCGGCCAGTCGGCGCCAGGGTAAGCACGATCACCGGGTACGTCGGAGACGCTGCCCACTGATCCGACCAAACCGCCGGATAGGTCACCCCGCCGATCGTTTTGGGGATCCACGAGAACAACCTTTGGATCTGGGCCGGACTGAACGGCATCTATCCTCTCCCCCAGTGACCGCAAGCGAGGTACCGGACGTGCTTCGGCGCCTCGTCTTTCGGCGTAAGCTCATCGAGGTAATCGTCCATCAGTCCTTTCAGATGATTTAGCACCTGGGACCAATCGCGCCCCTCAGCTCCCGCGACGGGCTCCCATCGGCCCGAGGTGGGATTATAGGCCCCAGGATGGACGTTATGGGACCGGGTCGCATAGGTCAGGGCGACCAGGTACGCGGCGGTCGAGACCTGGGCGGCCCAGACGAGTTCGTCGGGCTCGCCTCCACCGAGTCGAGTGGCCACCTTCGGACGGGCCCGATCGATCCCCGATTGGATAGCGTCATCCGACAGCTCCCCCACCTCGGGAATATTGATCGCATCCCGGACCGCTTTGATCGAGACTTCGAGGGTCATCAGTCGTACCTCTCTTTTTTCGAGTTGAATACCCGCCACGGCCGGGGCGGGCAGTGGAGGTTCCACCACTGCGGGAAGTAGTGCTCCGCGTCGACCAGCATCGAGTCGAACAAGCTCCGGACGAAGAACGCTCCGACGCTGACCCCCCGGGACGATCTGCCCCGAACCGCAACGTGGCCCTGGGCACCAACCCGAAGGGTCTTGCAGACCCGACAGCTGGCCGGGATCGTCTCGGTCTGCTGATGGACGAGGATCGAATCACAGTCGACCCCCTCGGGTACGGTCCCCTGCAGGAATGGTCGGACGTGCCAAAGAACCGGAATAGCCTTCTGCATCGGGACGTTCATCGACATTGGCACCGGGAACGCTTTTTTCACCAGGACCGAACCGTCTAGCGATTCGGGAACCCAGTCTACAGCCAGTGCTCGCGCCCCGAACGAGCTCAGCTTGAACTCTTTCCTGGCCGTGAACCTCATCGACCAGCTCACGCCCCACCGGTACCTGGTATAGTAGACGTAAGTGTGATGGCAGGGCGGCCCGGTGATCACCTTCCAGGTGTAAGTGCTGACCAGGAACGGGGTCGTCGGGGAGGTGTGGGTCTTCTCCAAGTCGATCGTAGTCCAGTCGACCCCGTTCCGCGAGAATTTCAGGCTCGGAACGGGCCGCCCCAGGACCGAGTCGAACTTCATCCCTCCGGCGAACTGGAGGTAGTCCATCCCCCCGACCACCGGGACGGTGCTTTCGTACCCTGCCAGGGTCACCCCTGCCGAGTACAGCCGATCCCATCGGGGAGTCCAGACCTCTCCTCGGCCGGTCACGGTGTAGTAGCGGAACTTGTCCTGCCCGACGAGCTCGACCTTGACTACGAACTCGGCAGCGGCGCCCGCAGACGGGTTGATCGCCAAAATCTCTCGAATGATCCGGTCGTTGGTCAGCTTTCGGGCCACCTCCCAGGACCCCCCCTGGGTCTCGGATCTCAGCAGGTACGGCCCGATCCCGGCGAGAACCAGCGAGTACCCTCCGGCGATCGCAGGGCTGGAGTCCCCGGACCAGATCGAAGTCCCATCGAACGACAGGTCCCAGCTCTCGGCCCGATCTTCGGTCGCCCAGACCTTCGACCCGGAATGGTACAGGACCCTATCCTCGGTGACGGGCATCCCCTTCCCGGGCAGGCTCGCCGGTCCCGCATCGGACTTTTTCAGGATCGAGTTTCCGGTGGTCGTAGTTTCGTACCAGCCGTCAGCGGCCGGGAACACGACCCAACCCCAGTCGATCGAAATGAACCCGAAAATCTCGTGGGGATGGTTCCAGATCTCGGACCAGCTCCGGCCGTAGTTGTTCGATCGAAACACCGTCCAGGATCCGTCAGTCATCCGGCATAACGCGAAATAGTACTCGCCGTGGACTCGGACCAGATCGAGAACGGTCTCGACTGACCCCGGGAACGGGTCCGAGATCCACCACGACTCGAACGAATCCAGATCGAACGTCCCGACGACCCGGTTCATTTCAGGGAGCACGGTGACGACGAGGGGCATCATGAGGCGGCCACCACCAGAGCGGACAGAGAAACGGTCGAAGCCGAGGTCGATCTCAGTCTCGCCCGCAACGTTAGCTGAGTTCTCCGACGCACCCTCAGAGCGCTAGTCACTGGACAGCCCGCCGGCCGACGGTCTCTTCTCATCGCAGAGCCGACCTGAGCAGTCTTCACGCGCCGGGCCATCAAGACTGCCGACCCGGAGGCTTGCTCGGTCCGGGTCAGTCTCAGCAGGGAGGTCGTCCCGACCGACGACTCGGCTCGTCTCAGCAGCCTGACCGATGACCGGAAGGGAAAGGGCGGGGTCCTCACCAGCAGGGCCGAGACGTCCGCCCCCTCGGCCACCATCCCGACCAGACCCACAGTAGACCCCAGTTCCGAGGTCCGGTCGAGCCGGGCCAGCAGCGAATCGACCTCGATCCGCTCTCGGCTAGGGCCTCGGAACGCCGCCGAAACTGCCAGATCTCGGATCGGGAGGTACAGGGTGTAATCGATCCCCGCAGCAAGTGACATCTCGACCATCGCCCTGATCAGGCTCTCCTTTTCGAGAACGGCCCGGATTGCATCGGGCTCACAGAACTTGATATGAACCTCCCCGGGCCAGAGTGTTTGAACGTCAGAGACCCCTGGCATCCCGACGAGCTCGTTCAGGATTTGTTCGACGGCCGGAGCTGCTCCGCATCCGGTCGCCGCCAGGGTGAACGTCTTGATTCGAAGCCGGTAGGACTCATCGCTCTCGCCAGTCCACCGAGACAACCCGAACACGTGCCCCCACTTCAGGTCGAGCTCGGCCCCGGTCGACGTATCGAGCCGGTTCGCCCACTCCATGCCCTGGACGAGCATCTGAACTTTGTCGAACTGGTCGACGTACGATTTCAGCATCGAGTCGAGCACGAGCGGGGTCCCCTGTACCCGTTTTGCCAGGTAGACAGAAATTCCGCAGCTGGCACCCTCGGGAATCAGCAGAGCCGACCCCATCACCGTAGCACGGGACCGGACCGATGCGAGGAGCCCGGTCTCGAACTCGGCCGGAACGTTAGCCTCCACCAAGACCGAGTCGACGGTCAGGTCCACCTCCTGGTTTTCGACGGCAATGACCGCATCAGCCTGGATGAACTGGGATCCATCCGTCTGCATCCGGACCCCCACCGGGAACGTTTTCGTCCGAACCTGCTGCATGACCACCGACAGCGGAAAGGTCTTGGGCAGGTCCTTGTTGATCTTCGAGACCTCCGCGTTCAGGTAGTACGGGCAGAGCGTCACGTGCGGTGGCACGCAATCAGCCTGTTCGAACATCAACACAGCCAGGTGGGAGTGAGGATAGCTAGCTACCACCGAGCCGGAGGGCGGTACGAAATAATCGGTAATCCCGGAATGGTTCGAGGACTGGATTGAAGCGTTCGGATGAGAATGGGAATCGGTGCCGGCCAGTGTCGGCCCGGAACTCGCCCCTTCGATGAACCTGGTGCCCCAGGTTCCCCCAAGCGAAGTCCACCGGGACGACGGGACACCATCGAAAAAGCAAACCGTGTTGACCGGTGCCCCAGCAGTCTCCGATACGGTGACCTCGTAGACGGGAGTCTGAACTCGGGCGGGCATAACCGACACGGAGTCAATCCCAGTTGCGGCTATGGTATGATCATGGCTGTCGAAGTCCTCGCTTAGGGATGTCATCCCAGTCTCCCCCCCCACCCCCCCGGACGCCGCATCGAGCTTGAAGTTGACCGAATGGTTCCCGTGGGTGGCCCGACCGCCGGTCACTCCCACAGGACCGAGCTTGATCAGCCGGCCGTCAAGCGCAGAGATCCGGGTCAGCCCGGAGTAGGTCAGCGCCCCCCGGCCGATTAAGACTGCTCCCGCCGGGAAACAGCGGTGGTACGTCTCCCAGACCGAAACGTCGATCCTCCACAGAACGAGCTGGTAGAACGAGGGATCGTTGTTCGAGATCCCGGTCTGTTTCGTCGTCCAGGTATGACTATGTTTAGCTAGCGCGTAGTATATTGGAGATTTGGTAGAGATCCGGGTCTCAGCGCACTGCCCGCTCGTCCCGGCCGTTATGTTGTGCCGGTGGGTGGAGGCCCCCGCGACCGTCCCCGAATCGTAAACTGAGGAGCAGGTCCGCAGGTATTTTCCGTTCCAGGTCGATACGACCTCCCACGGGCTAGGCGGACTCGTATGGGTTCCCAGAACGTACATGTAAGCCATGATGACGATCCTCTAATGCTCGATCCGGATCTCTTCTTCACCGAAACTTAGTTTGAACTTACCCTCGATACCTACGTTGTAGATCGTCTCTAGCCACGAGAACGACATCAGCACCAGATTATTTATTTTCAACAGACCATGTGGTACGCCCTCCACTTCACAGTCAGGGCAACGGACCTCCCCTCTCGGGTAGAACTTCGGGTTCAGCTTCAGCGACTTGCACCGAGAGCAGAACCATTGGTTACGGGTTTTGCACTCAGGACACTCCAGCGTCCCGGTCCCGTCCCAGGTGAACGCCGTCCCGCACCGGGAACAGAGGTAGTAGTCGGACAGGTGGACAGCAGCGGACCGATGGAATATCGGTTGGTCTCCGATCACCTCGTCGGCCCTGAACCCCGACGTCGCCCCCCAGAACATGGTCGGCCGGATCTCGACCCGGTACGATCTCGCCCTGGGGTCGAGATCCATCACGATCGGTGGTATCGGCAGAGATACCGCGGGCTGACCCAGGGAGGTCACCTTCTCCGCCAGCTCGGGCGAGAACGGGACCCATGCCACCTGAGAAAGAGGACGAGGAGGGGGCGGGGTCCAGCCCCGTTCCTCGCCAGTCTCCAGGTCGAACTGAGTTTCGCAGGCCACCCCATCGTCCAGGACCCGTGTCCAAAAGTACTTCAAAACGTGGTTATGCAAACCGTCGTTGGGCCGGGTATCGTCCATCTCGGAGTCTCCTGCTCAGATCTCGTCGACCAGGAACGTCAGTGACTCGTTCGGTTTCTCCCCCTGGGTTGCATCGCTGGTGAACTTGAGCTGGAGCACGACCGCATAAGTCCCGCCCTCCGCAACGTAATCGTTGTTGTCGATCAACAAGGGGTTCGCGCTGGTGTAGGTGTCCGCATCAGTCGGATCGACGGTCTGGCCCTTGTAGTAGGCATGACCGTTCGTCTCGTCCTTGACGTACGTTCCGGAGACGCCCTGGGACCCGTGGGCCTGCGCGTAGTTTCCAGCCGGGCAACCATTCGGCCCGGAATCCCGACGGCAGACCAGCATGGCCCCACCAGTCCCGAGGGCCCAGTTGGTCTTGATGTTCCCCGACGTGTAGAACCGGACGTTGTTGATTTTCGTAAAACTCCCGGACAGGTACAGCCTGAAATGTTTCCAGTAGCTATAGTTGAACCCGCCCGCAGGCACGACGCACGGGTACTGATCTCCAGGGTTGTACAGGTCAGCCAGACAGAACCGGCCGAGCGTGACCGTAGTCCAGGTAGGCCCGGACCCGTTTCCTTCTTGGATAGCTAGTGTAGCAGCCATTTTTTCCCCCCACTCCAAACTAATCTTTCAGTTGTCGGACACGGAATCGCCCCAAACGATCCCGCATCCCAGTCTCTCAGATCAGCCCTTCGGGCCGATCCAGTCGGTCTCGATCTGTTCAGCGACCCGATCTTCGAACTCAGCGAGCAGTTTGTCTACGCTCTCATCGAACGTAGCTCTCAGGAACGATCTTGTCGGGATCCTCTGGCCCGGCAACGGGTCGGTCCCCTCCATGTTTCCCGGGACGCCGAACTCGTTGTAGGCGGCAGTCTCCGCCACCACCGGGTCGAAGATCCCTACCTTCAGCTCGACCAAGTCCCGGTCGATGCTCAGCTGATGGGTTACGCTTCCGATCAGGTCACCCTCATCGATCAACGTAGTCGTCGACTTTTTTTTCTTGATCGTAGACGGCGCGTTCGGGGGAGGTACCCCCGACCGGATCCGGGCCACGACCTCAGTTTCGAGCTTGGTCCCGAGCCGGTCCATTTCTTGGGCTATGTCTCCAGTCATGACTAGTACCACCGCCGGACGACCTTCTCTCGGCCTTTCAGTTCGATCGCGCCCCAGTCGATCGGATCAGAAGGCCGGTCTCCAGTCGGAACGGGCTCCAGGGTCTCTCGAACGAGCGGGGCCCTCTCCCCCTCCCGATCCCATCGGACCGGGTCGGCCGGACGTCCTCCAGAGGGGGCAGGTCTCAGGGTCTCTCGAACGAAGGGCATCCTCGGCCGGGGATAGTCGCGGGCGAACGATACCGAAATCCTGCACGGCGCCCCGGAACCACACGAGAAAGCGCTCTGGAGCAAAGTTCCGACCGCCCGGGATCGAGCGAGGAACACCGATACATCAAGCCCCCCCGCCCAGACGTAGCGGACCAGAACCCCGACCTCTGCCTCAGCGACCACGTCCTGCAGTTGGAGGGCGGCATCGACTCCGAACGGAACCTCCCCCACTCGGAGAAAACGCCCGGTCAGGTCGGTCGCTACCGATTCGGTCCTCAGCAGAGCAACCGTTCCCGGGACGGCCTCATCGACCGCCTTCAGCAGAGCAACCGTTCCCGGGACGGCCTCATCGACCGCCTTCAGCAGAGCAACCGTTCCCGGGACGGCCTCATCGACCGCCTTCAGCAGAGCAACCGATCCCGGGACGGTCTTCTCGATTCCCTTCAGCAGCCGCCCGGATGAGCTCCATGACGCGGCCCGGGCAACCTTCATAACCGCATCGATTGACCAGGTTTTTGAATTTTCTTCGGGTGGCGGCGCCCCTAGCGGTTGGGTGGACACCAGACGATACGGTATGAGATGTACGAACGGGGGCACCGCTTCGGTATCACCGAGGGTAACGTAGTTGGCGTGGAGGTGAGCACCGGCTACGCATGCCGCGCCAGATCCGGATTGAACCGCCCCACCATTCATCGAAGCATAATTTGAAGAGACGGAATTGTTCGGGTGATTGTGGTCCCCGGAGACTAGATCCGGGGACGAGTTCGCACTCATCGGAAACTTCCCCGACCAATCGCTCAGCAGCTCCCAGTGGTTCCGGGGAGTACCGTCAAAAAATACCACGATACCCGCGGGTATCTCGTCTATATCGTCATCGACGAGGTAGAACCGGGTTTTGACGAGGCTAGGAAACAGAGACGCGGAGGAAACGGTGCTAATAGTTACGGTCGAATGGGGGTGGTCTTCGACCAGACCGAAAAACGCACCGAACCCGGACTTCACTTCCGCGCCCGCGGAGGAGTCATTGAGGGTCGCCGATAGCGAATGGTTGGTGTGGGTAGATCTGCCACCGGAGCCCCCCGGAAACCCCAGCTTGATCAGTCTCCCGTCGCCGGCAGACCATCGAGTCCAACCGCTTGAGGATATCGAGGAGTAGGATAGAACGACGACACCCTCGGGCATCGCCTTATCGTTGTGCCAGGTATCGTAGTCGATTTTCCACAGAGCCAGGGTGTAATAAAGGGGATCGTTGCTCGAATCCCCCGAATAAGTCGCAGATATCAGATGATTGTGGACGACGAGGCGAGTCGCCCCAGTCCCGGATTGAGCAGCGGACGTACCCGGGCTCTCGGAATATGTTGGGACTGATAGATGACGGTGGGTGGAATCGCCGCCGGTACCCCAGCAGCCTGACGCGGCGCATCGGACGTAGTTCCCGTCGGCAGACGTAACTTTAGTCCAGGGGCTCGGCAGAGTTCGATCAGCCAGAACCAGCATATCCACCATGAGATCGATCGCCTCCCCCACCGCTCCCCGCTCGATCTATCCAGCCTCGGCCTCGACCTGCTCCAGCAGAGTCTTGAGGTGGGCCTGCCGGGCCGAGAATATCTGGTCCGGCGTCACCATTGACCCATGGCCGTAAGCCCGGATCACATGATGGAACGAGACCAGAGCCGCGTTCATCTCAGCCTCCGTAAACAGCCCCTTCTCGATACAGAGCATGACCAGCGCAGACACGCCCGACTGGTAGCGGTCTCCGAAATCTTGAACCTCCGCCAGGGTAACGTGCCCCTTCACGATCAGCAGGTCGATGATACCCTCGACCGTACCGTGGTCGGCAGTCAAGGTCTCGATCGGGACTTCGGGCCTCCTCCTGAGTTCAGCTATCAGCTCGGCGATCTGGGCCGGGCCGAGATGTTTCGGGTCGGTCGGGACTTCGGTCGCCCGCCTCCCCTTCGGAGCTTTCGGAACTTGTTTCAAAATGTAGTACCTCCAAATCTCAGTTTGTCCGCCGGATCACTGGGGAAGGAAGAGAGGGTCCCCCCTGCTCCTCTCACTCCTCCACCGGTTCAGCCGCGACCCCGAAGATGACGAACGCCACCGTCTCAGTAGCCGCTAGGGTCTCGCAGGCGATCTTGAACCCGGACGGGGTCTTGTCGATGATCGACAGCTCCATATCACCGAGGCTTTCCTGGGCGGTCCCCTCCATGACCGGGATGACGAAGTACTCGGAGTCCTCCATATCGGTCTCGTAGCCGAGACCCTTCTCCCCGTAGACTACGTCGGTCGGAGTGAACCCCAGTGCAGCGCTACCCGTCCCAGACCCTATCAGGACGGACGCGGTCTCGTCGGCCTTCTTCGACCTGAGCACGATCCTGCCCTCGTCGGCTCCCTCGCCCTCGACAACGTCGAACGTGGTGAACGCAGCCCCGATGACATCGAGAGCCTCCTCGATCGTAACTGCGTCACCGTTGGCAACGTTCCCGGTCCCATCGGTACTGACCCCATCGTCCCCGATCTTCAGCTCGTCGCAAACGTCCTTGGACGGGGCGTTCGTGACGGCCACCTTCGAGCCGGTCCCTTTCGTCCCGGAGGTGATCTTGAGGTGGTTCGGAGTCGTCTGGTAGGCGACGGTCACCGCAGCGTAGATCCCACCGAGGGCCTGGATCTTAGTCTCCATTTCGGCCGCAATCGCTGCCCCAGAATCAAGCGAGGTGTTGTCCAGCTGGACGAGCTTGAACTCCTCCGCATCCACGTCTTCGTCGACGGCGATCAGAAATGAGGTGTCGACCTCAGCAGTGAGGTTCGTGGCGGGATCCTCGCCGGAAAGGTGGTGCCCGGCAACGAACGTGAACGTCGCAGTCTTCTGGGATCCACCGTCCGCGGTACCCACCAACGTAAACCCGGAAGTGCCGACGTCGAACGGAGCAACCTCGTCCCCCATGATCTCGGGAGGCAGGGCCTCCTTGAACCTCACCTGAACGGGGGCCTCACCGTTCAGGTCGATCCGACCGGCCCGGACCGCCATGATCTCAGGGATTTGAGGGATCCCACGGGTGACCTCCAGGTCGTCGACCCGCTCCTCCAGCCCTTCGTACTCCTCTCTCTTGACCTCAGCTTCCCCCCCCGGAAGCTCGGCCAGCATCCCCTCGACCTGGGCGAGGGTCGGAACGTCGGTCCCCTCAGCGGCCTGCCCGACGTTCTGGAGAGGGTTCCCTCCCCCGTCAAACTCGTCGAACTCGATCCGGCCGTCGAACAGGTTGCGGATGATCTTTTTCGGGAACCCCAGGAAACCGATGCCCATAGTCATCGACCCCCTTCAGATCCCGTAGGTGCCGTTCGGAACGAACAGCCCGGCCTGGGGTTCAGTGACGAGGATGCCCTGCTCGAACCAGAGCTGCCGGATCGTGTCGTGGGTCCGGTTGTCGAAGTAGCCGAAGCTGTGCAGCCCGAGATCGTTCTCGACCGACTCCCCGTTTTCCATCTCCCAGTTCTCGGCAGGACCGTACTCAGGGTTCCGGCCGTAGTACAGGGTTGCCGGCCGGTTCCGGGAGTCAAGGGCCAGGAGGTCGCCCGCATCGAGCCCGTAGACGACGCTGTGGACGGTCGCCCCCAGGATCGGGATGTACAGCTGCTCGGCCTCGGCCTCGGGCATCCCGAACATATTTTTCCGGGTGTCGAGATCGATATCGAGGTTGATCAGGAAATCGATCAGCTGGTCGTACTTGGACGACTCGACGTAGAAGTTGTCGACGTTGAACCCTTTCCGGAAGTCCCGCATATCGGTCTTCATCTTGCGGAGGTCGGTGATCGGGTTGAACCCTTGCGCCCCCCACTTGATCACCGACCGGTCGTAGAACTGCATCCCGGCGGTCTCCTGAGTCACGAACGCCTTCAGGTTGGTGAAGAGCTTCATGCTCAGGTAGTCGCCCATCCAGTACGCGACGCGCCGGTAGGTCGACTCGATCTGGGGCAGGTTCACGGCCCAGCGCCGAGCTCTAGTCGAGATGGCGAACTCCAGGCCCTCCTCGGCGAGGACGGTGCTGATCTCTTCGAGCCCGCTGATCGTGACCCGGGCGAACTCCGTTCCGGGAACGTGGATCGCCGGGTACCTCATCTTAGGGTCGTCGCTCGCGGAATGCTGTTCCCTCAGAGCTACGATCGCCTCAGCGTCCGCCTCGACCCGAGGCAGGAACTCGATCAGAGGCGCCAGCTTGCGGGTCACCTGCCCGTAGATCTCGGGCTCGTAGAACTCCTTCTGAATGTATGGATCGTTCGGCAGATTGCCGACCGGAGAATCTCCTATTGGCATATTGTTTCCCCCCACTCCTTAGTTATCAGGTCGCGCCAATTTTCTCCAGAGTCTTGATGCCGATGCCGAAGATCATCCCGTCCGTCACGTCGACGGTCGTTGACCCTTCGAGGTGAAGCAGCGGGATCCACTCGGAGCCCATGCTTGCCTCGTAGACGAGCTTCTTCGTAGCCAGGTTGAACGCCAGCGCCCCGGGTACCCCGACATCGATCGAATCGGCTCCCGTGCCGTTTGTGGGTATGGTGACCTCGTACTGAACCTGACCGGTCATCCCGAACGGAACGATCCTGGCCTTCCGGAGGTAGTGGTTTGCCAGCATCTCGGCAAGATCGGTGACGTTCTGGGCCGGCGACCGCTCAGCCGGGAAGACCTCAGCGACCACCGCCACGTAAGCGGCTCCGTTCCCGGTCATCGGCCGGACGACGGGCGTCATCTGGGTAGCATCCGGAGTCAGCGCAGTGTGGTCCCAGAACTCGACGATATCTCCGGCCTCGATCTCGTTGGCAGCGATGGCCGTCTTGACGGACAGCCCCCCCGGGCGCCGGGACGACCCGACCGTCAGATTGCCCTCGTAGAGCCAGACCGTAATGTCGGTCAGCCCGGCTTTGATGAACCCGGCCCTTAAACCAGTTAGAGCCATCTACTTGCTCCCCCCACTCGTTTCCCTCTTCGGGCATTTGATGCCGAGCCGCTTGTTGTACCCCTTCTTCATCTCGGCGAAACTCGGCTTGCTGGTCTTCGGCGACCGCTGGATCTTGATCTTGGTCGGAGGCGACCGCTTCGCAGTGGATTTCGCAAACCCGGTCTCCCCCTCACCGACCTCATCCTCGATCTCCTCGACGATCTCCTCGACCTCCTCGGCGACCTGGGTGACGCTATCGAGCAGGGTCTCGACGTCCTCGAGGATCGTGATCAGAACCTCCTCATCGACCCCATTGTACGCCTCCTCGAACCGCTCCTCGGTGAGGTTCGGCATCACCCTCTGAAGGCGGCGCTTGATGAACGCCTTGGTCGGGGACAGCTTGGCCGGCTCCTTGTCATCGACCTTCTTGGCGTACTTCTTCTCGGAGACCTTTTTTCCACCCTTCCCGAACCCCTCCTCGACGGGTTCCAGTGGCGCTATGAACGGGCCGGTTCCGTCCTCCCAGTTCGTGACGACCCATTCAGCGAGCCCGATCAGCATCTCGGCTGCCACTGCTGGGTCGTCTTGATCCTGAACCATCTGGACGAAATCTCTGACGTCGTCGGGCTTGTTGAAAGAGACGACCGTGACGGTCCCCTCCTCGACTTCGCCCTCGTCATCATCGGCCTGATGGACCAGCTTCTCCTTGACAGATTTCTTCGTCATTACACCCACTCCAGACTTGAACGACATCCTCGAAAAGCAGCCGTCATCGACTGAACAAGCTCCAAGAGGCACGTACGCCACGTGCAGATAATACATGTGAAGTACACGCTCGGAGTACGGGACGCCGTTAAACTCGCCCTCCTCTTCGACGAACTGGGCCCGAAAATCAGCTGAAACTCCGACCCGCTCTCCGCTCTCTAATGCATCGGTCAGGTCCGGCGGGATCCGGTCGAGCCACGGTTCGACGACGATCCACGTCTCGGCCTCGTCACCTCGAAGCTCCGCCTCGGAGACGAGCCCCATAGCGGTCGAGTGCCAAGACGGTTCGGAGCCTTCGTCCAGGTGACCGGACAGCCAGTACCGACCGAGGATCGAGGGTAGGGCCTCCTCGATAGCGGCGGCTGGGACGTAGATCCCGTTCCAGACGCCTTCTTTGAGCATCGGCCCCTCGATCCGGGCCGATCCCCCATCGGCCCGATCGAAGGCGACCGGAGAGCCCGACACGAACGAAAATTCCCCGATCATGCAGTTAGGTTCCAGGTTAGCCCCTCCCCAGGGGCGTATAGGCGATTCCCCCACTCCAGACCCGCCCACCCGAACTTATACTTCAAATTTTCAAGTATAAATGAGTTTGCCTCGGGTTGGGCCGTCTAATCGCCAAAATACTGCATAAATCGAGGGTTAACGGCCAGATTTAGCGTATTCTAGGCCGGTTCTAGGACCGGCCTAACAGTCCGATCAGTGGTTCGGTTTACGAATCCCTCTCAGCTCAGCGATCACAGCTCCACCCGCAGCTATGATCTGCTGGAACTCCTCCTCGGTGATCCGATCGTCGACCGCAGCGTCCCGGATGGCTATGAGCAGATCGGTGGCAGCGTTCAGCAGCCGTTTGAAGTGATGGTAAGCGATCAGCCCTCCGGCAGCCAGCCCGGCCACCCCCCCAAACGATAACGTAAGCAGAGAGTCGAGGTCGATCATGGGAGTCACCACTTCCCGAGCTTGATCACCGTCCGATCGGCCGCAGCAGCCTTCCGCTCCTGATGTTCGACCTCGGACAGACCGAATTTGGTTACCGCCTCGGTCCGGGAGTAGGCGGTCCCGTCGGGTCCGACGAACATGATGGCCCCGTTTCGAGTCTTCACGTATCCGGCCAGCAGCAGGGCCTCAGGTCCGAGGAACTCGATACAGCCCAGCGATCCCTCCTCGGTCTCGGTGATCTCAAGTTCGCATCCACAAGACGGGCAGCAAGTACGTCCACAAGTTTTAGTAGGCATGACGGTCCTCCGTACGACTGACTTCGACCCCCTCCGGAACCGGGCAAGTCAGCAAAATAGAATCGAATGGGCGGTACGGGGCTCGTCAGGGTTCGACGTCATCCTTCGGTTCGAACCGGATCCCATGGTCCCCCGGGAAGGGTTCGTCATGCGAAGCTCCCCCGATCCATATCTCGGCCGGGATTTCGTCCGGGAACGCTTCACAGTGAATGTTCCCCTTTTTGAGCCTCAGATGACGGCAGTCCAGGCAAACCGGAGCCGGTCCGATAACCATGAGTCATTATAGGCGAGAATGTTCATAAATACCTTTCGGGCAACTTTGAATTTTTAGTCTGATAGCCGAGATTCGGCCCGAACCAGATTCAACGGCCAGGATAATTCGATATAAAATTGAATAAACGGGCCAGATAAAACCCGAGCTTCTAACATAAAGGCCCGATCGAGATCGGCCGCCAACGCGAGGCTAGGACGGCCGAGCCTGGTAGCGGTTTAGCAGTTTTCCCGGAATCTTCAGACTTACGGATCCAAAATTATCACAAGTTATGGCCGATCTGCACAGCCTAAATTTTAAGGCGGGCCGGTCAGGGCCCCCACCGGGTCAGCAGTTTGGGCCTGGGAAGCGGGGATTCGGTATCGAGGGGCTGGGCCTCGGCCAGCAGGGAGACGACCCGGGAGTACTCAGCCCTAAGACCGTCCTCCGGTTCGGACCACCTCCGCCGAAGGAAGTCGCGGTTCCAGGTCTCGACCGCAGCCCGGGCCAGCCCTACGACCCGCCTCCCCTCCTCAGTAGTCTGCCAGGTGAACCGGATCCACTCCGACCCCTCCTCACGGTCGAACCTGATCCCGTTGTCCCCTGGGTACGAGTCCAGGTGAGAGACCCGCCCCGCTAAGATGGGTTCGGGGATACCGTCAGGGTAAGCAGTACAGGTAGGCCCGGTCAGGCTCTTATGTTTACACGCAACGCACGAGGCGTAAGTTAGCTCGGCCATATCGGGATGTTCCATCGTCAACCCTCCACTATCATCTCGGCAGCGACCCGATACGAACCATCTGAAGAGCGGGTCGCGCTCAATATTTTGAACCGGCTGTTCCGGGGCAACAGGATCTCGTTCTCGTTAGCGCCCGTCTCGGTTACTGCTTCGGAGAAGGGGGCCACGAACACCCCCGGAGCCCCTTTTGGCACTTGGATCTCCAGCAGGACAGAAGGTAGCCCCATGCTGTCAGCCGCGAACCCTTTTGCCACGTCGAGGTCGGCTGTCGTAGAAACAAACGCTTTATCCATGACCTCCGTCCCGACGCCTTTCACGAACTTTTGAACGACCTCTGGGTAGCCGGTCATCCCTCGGTAGACGGTCTGGGGTTTCAGGCGTCCCCGGGACACGACGTCGTCGAGGATCTGAATCTTTTCGACCAGGTCGGGGTCCCCCTCGCGGACGAAGTTTCGGCTCTCTCTCAGGAGGGGGTTGATCTCTTCGAAATCGTTCGAGCAGTAGCGGTCGATGACCTTCCGCTCTTCCGCGGTGACGCTGCGCTCGAACCCGCCCCAGGCGTACATTTTTGACCCGGGATCTTGATAGGGGTTGGGACCACCTGGGACCGGTTCGGGTGGTTTCGCCTCCCCCTCGGCTCTCTTTTTCGCCTCCTCGATCTTCGACTGAATCTCGGCTTCGGTCACGACGAGCTCGATCTCGCGGGGGTCCGGGGAGATTTTCGAAACGTAGTCCTCGCCGGTCGCCCGTTCGATCTCCTCGGCCACCGCCAGCAGCTCGGACGCCACCTCGACCGCGGTCTGGAGGGCCCCAGCCGCAATAGCTCGACGGGCCACCAGGACGTAGAAATCCGCATCTGCAGTGATCTGGGATTCGATCGACTCGTTGAACGAGGCCACGACCCGGAGGTGGGTCCTCATCTGGGAGAGCAGGTCGGCGAACCTCTTTTTCGAGAGCTTGGCCCGTTTCTCGACGAGCTCATCGAAATCGAGCCGGGTCGCCGGTGGGACGGTCGAATCGATCTCTTTCCCGGGTACCTCCTCTCCAGCGGCCCGGTACATCTCTTCGATCTGCCGGATCTCGGCGGCCACCTGGGCAGCGGTGACAGCGTTCTTGAGCGCGGTCTCTTGCTGCCGGACGTACGTCTCGACCTGGGACCGGACCAGCCCCTCCCCCTGGAGTTTCGATGCGGTCTCGTTCCAGGTGAGGATGTAGAGTCGGAGCCCTCCGAACTTCGATCTCAGGCTTTTGAGCCGTTCTTTCATCTGGGGCGGGACGGTCGGTTTGGGGGACTCGACCCGACCCGGCAACGATCGACCCTTCCGCTTGAGGGTAAACGCGATCCGCTCCTCGATCGCTTGACCGACCTCGACCGATATGGGCCGGGGGTTCGGCGAGTTCTTGTACTCGCTCCAGGCTTCCGCGATAAATTCTCGCTCGTTTTCCAGGGCGTACTCGGACAGTCCCGACTTGATCTCCTTAGTGAAGTGCTTATCCCAGATGGCGTTAATTTTGCGATTGTTGCTGAGCCCGTACCAGATGTCGAGGACGTGGGCCATCTCGTGATCGATCACGCCCTTCTCGGTATCGGTCCCCGGCGGGTGGAACCCGACTTGAACGTCTCGACGGAGGGACGCGATCAAGTTCGAGCGGTCCCCAAAATATTCCGAGCTCCCGTTCAGGTACAGCCCGACCCGATCGGTCGGCCCGAACATTTTGCCGCTGGTGAACGCATAAGCGGACGAATAGTCACCGCGGCCGGACGTGGCAGCGTCACCGATCGAGCCGAACCCCTTTTTGGGGGTCGGGGCGTACTCCATGTACTCGGCGACCATCGAGTTCAGCAGGTTGGCGCTATCTTTCGCAACCGCACCGTAATTGACCCGGACCTTGTGGCCGTAGGTGTCGGCCAGGTAGGTCCGAAGATGCTTATCAGATTCTTTGACGGCTCGACCGTGAGGCACCTTCGACCGGGCGAGGACGTCAGCCTTCATGAGCTCCCCGTACTCACGCCTCATGTCGACGACCTCTTTGAGGAGCTGGTTCCTCTGCGGTATGGTTCCGACTGATCCCTCGGCCCGAAGCCGGGCCAGCTCGGCCTCGGTTTCGAGCAATCGCGCCCGGAGGTCCACCATCTCAGCGGTCTCGTGGACGCCTCCGGGGTGGGGGGCCGCGGCCTCGCGCAGCTTCTCGGCAGCTTCGCCCGCCAGCCGCCCCTTGATCATCTCCAGCAGGGAACCGAGAGTGTGGGCGATCTTGGTTTTGTCGGGATGGGAATCGGCCAGGGCCGGACCGAGGTCTCGATCCAGCCACTCCTTGACGGGCGCGACCAGAGGTTCGAGCGACTTGTGGAGAGCTCGCATCTCTTTATGGGTCGAGATCACGGTCGCCAGCCACGACCTCATCTCGTCCTCGCCCATCCCCGACTCGATCTCGGTGACGACGTTCGAGTTGAAGTCCTCGATCTCAGCAGCCCAGGTCCGGAGCTGGGCTATCCCCTGCTCGATCTGTTTTTCGAGCGCGAGAGCTTTCCTCATAGCTTCGCCGCGGAGGTCGGGCATCGGGTCGAGCTCGATCCGGGACTCCGACCAGGGGGCGATAGGCACCGGGGAAACGCCGGACGACCTGAACCAGGCATCGATGTCGAGGATCGCCCGGTGGGTCTGGGTCAGCTCGGTCTCGGCCTCCCGAGCGATAGCGTACCGAGCCTCGGCCGACCCGATCTCAGCTCTGGGTATCGCAGCCCGGCTAGCCAGGCGTTTGATATGAGCGTTCATGGATCGGATGGTTGCCGCGAGGTCAGCCCACCGCTGCCGCAACCGTTTCGATTCTTCGACCTTCGCATCGATCTCGGCTTCGTTCGGCCCTTTCGGGACCTCACCGCGGACTGGGGTGGCCGGGTCGAGCAACCTGGCCCCGAGCGATCCCGCTGGACGAACCTGCCCCCGATGCTGCTGTTCGTAGACCTGGAGTTCCTCCTCCATGTACCGGCCGACGGCCGTAGCCAGGGGGCGGGGTGACGGGGACAGTCGGAACTCGACCCACGCCTCGGCCAGGAAGTCCTGACGGGACACGGTAGCCTGGGCGCTCAGCTCGTCCCGAATCCGGGCCGGTCCGATCGAGTCGTACAGGTCGGATAGGAGGGTCCCTTTGTACGCGAGGTCGAGCTTGCTAGCGATCGTCCTCCCCATCTCGGACTCGATCACCGAGAGCGGGTTCTCCGACCCCCACGACCGCCGACCAGCCAGAACGTCCTGCAGCATCGCAGCCGAAAGAGCGTCGAGGTCCCCGACGGTCTGGTCGTGCAGCACCAGGACGCGAAGACCCCCCAGGTCACCGCGTCGGGTAGCCCAGGGTATCCCCTCGGGAGGAATCATCAGCGATTTGACAAGCTCGGATGCGCGACCTTTGGCCTGCTGACCGACGACGAACTGGGCCCAGTCCCGGGAGGCACCCCGCCGAACGAGCTCGTCGACCATCTCCCGCTGAAGGGTCCGATCGACCGCCCCTCGGCCGATCTCGGTATGGGTCAGGACGAGCCCCATCTGGTCGGCGAAGAACTCAGGGTAGTCGGTCATGTAGGCGTTCAGGACGGCGCCGACGTCCCGGGCAGCGGAGTTCTTAAGCCCTTCGAAGTGGGCGAAGTCTCGACCGGCCCCGACCCGCAGCCGATCCTCAGCCTGCTGCCAGCTCATCTGAGCGTGGAACTTCGCTCGGACGCGGTACAGCTCGGCCTGCTTCTTCGCGGCTTTGCTCCGGAGCCGGGCCATCTGGGCCTCGATCTGGGCCAGCTTCTTAGCATCCGCCCCGGCGAGGGGCTCCCCGCGGGCTCGAATAGCGAGCCGTTTCCGTTCCTCGTCGAGAGCGACAACCTTGGCGTAGGCATCGTCGATCTCCTCCCAGGCGACCTTGCACCAGGCCAGCTCTTCAGGAGACGGGGCCCCCTCGGGAGGGGTCGCCCCTTCTCTCAGGTGGAGGACGGCTCGGCACCTGCACCGGGGGTGGTATGGGGGGACGTCGGCGCCGAACGGGAAGAAGCGACCGTGCCTCGCTCCACAGATCGAGCACATCCTCTCGTCCCCGGTAGCGATAGAGACCCAGCCGTCGTAGATCCCCATCTTTTCGCCGTGCTCGAGATAAGCCTCGTTGCGAAGCCGGTTCGGCAGGGTCCTCGATACGAGATCTGCATAATTTTTAGGGGTCGATGTCCAAGGCCGTTTGCCGTCCCGATGGATCGTCACGGGCCGGTCTCCGATCTTCTCGGCCAGGTCTTCCCGGATGAACCGGGCTAGCTCACCGGGGCTGGCTCCCTCAGCCATCTTTTGGCGGACCGCGTCGCTGACATCCGACGCTAGCTGCCGGTTCCAGTCTTCGATAGGTTTGCAGACCTCTTTGATGACCGCGTCGACGCGGCTGGGGGTGCTCCCGCCCAGGCTCACCGGCCCGGTCTTCCCGGTCGCCTCGTAAGCGACCAGGTCGGCGCCTCGGCCGTAGGCCCGGATCAGGTTCTCTCTGGTGCGGTCGCTCACTCGGACCGCGAACCGGTTCCCCATCTCTTCGACGATATCCTCGACTTCCGTCATCCCCCACCCCATAACGGCGCTAGCTATTTGTTGGACCGGCCTCCCCGGACCGACCAACAATTATCCGATGCCCTGCCCCATCCCGTCGGGGAAGATCCGACCGCTCTGGACGGCCTCATCGTTCTCGGCCAAGAACCGGTCCCAGTTCGGAGGGTTTGACCAGTCAACGACGACCAGCGTCACCGGGTTCGATACGCACGGTATCAGGTTCACCGGCCATCCTCCTCGATCTCGTCCTCGGCATCCAAGTCCTCGGCAGCGACGACGGTCAGCCCGAACTGCATCGAGACGAGGTTCAGGTACGTCAGCAGATCGCCGACTGCGATATCCAGCCCGGCGATCGCAGTCTCTTGGACGGCCGCAACCGCTGCGGTCTGGTGGGCGAAGGTCCGGATGTAGTCCGGGTGGTGGTAGGTCAGCGACTCGCCGACCGAGACCAGCTCCGAGCAGGGGTGGGTTCCCAGGGAAGCCGGGAGGAGGTACCCCCCGTTCATGCGTCCCCCCAGGTGCGGACCGCCGGATCGATCAGCCTCCGGACGAAGACCCGGATCCTGGTCTCGGCCGGTTTCGCTACCTGCACGTAGACCCCTCTTTGAACGACAGCGCACCCTATCTTGACCGGGACCGAAACGAACACGTCGACCCAGCCCCGGCCGTCGGGGACGAGCTCCAGCAGGTCGGTAGCGGTGGTCCCCGGTGGGGAGGTCGGGGTGACCGTCCTCTCGATCACTCCGACCCCTCCTCGTCATCGACCTGGACGGGACCGTCCCCCAGCTCCAGGGAGTCGCCCTCGGCCTCGACCACGTCTGCCAGCTCGGCAAGGAACTTGTTGATCTCGGTCTTATGGGCGCCGTACAGCCCCGCCTCGATCACGAGCTCGCCTTGCTCGGAGACGACCGTAGCCTCTTCGAGAGCCGCCTCCAGCCTGGCGTCGAGGGTGGGTTCGGTCTCGGTATGGACGTGGGCGGCCTGCCTCAGGAGCGACCCTCCGGTCAGCGGCATCCCGGCGACGGGAGCCGTGTAGAACTCGTCGCCCTCGCCTGCGGGGAGGTCGAGCAACCCGGAGAACAGGATCGTATGATCCCGGAGGGCGGCTCTCATCTCCCTGAGCCGGATCCCGCCGACCGTCCAGACGGCGGCGACTGCCTGGGTTACGAGGACGTCCTTCTCGATCTCGACCTTTTTGGCGGTCGCTTCTTCGACCAGCCGAGCGGTATCATCGACGAGGTAGTCGAGGTACAGGTTCTCCCAGTCGGTGGAGGTAGAGATCCAGCTCCGCCGACCGAACTCGGCTCTCAGGAACGAGATCAAGCTCGACTCGATCTCTCGGATTAGGCCCCCACCGAACCCGCTCATGAACTGTTCGGTCACCCTGGCGCTAGCGTAAGTCGTCCCCCGATCGTACCCTAGCATCGTCATCGGGATGCCGAGGATCGACGATATCGCCCGGTCGCAGAGTTCGACGTGCCCGGACACGTCACCGTGGACGGAAGCTCCGCCCTTCTGTTCCATGACGACCCCGTCGGTATGCATCACGAAATCGTCAGGTTCCGGTGGGAGGAGCTGGCCGTGGGTCGGGCTCGCCTCATCGTCGTCGACGTAGTACAGCTGATCCTGGAACTGCTTGAACAGCTCGTCCGCGGACTCGATTGCTTTGGTCAGCCGTTCGGTCCGGGTCGACCCCGGCATCTCTTCCGGCAGGATCAGGTTCGACAGATCGATCCCGGCGAACCACCGGGGCATAGCCAGTTTGAGCCATCGGGAGTAATCCAGGACGGCCGCCAGCTTGACCCGGCTGAAGAACGCTGCGGTCTCCAGCGGCGAAACGCCGATCAGCCCCAGAGTCATCCGACCAAACCGATCCTCGACCAGACAGTCGTCCGCCTCCCAGGAGATGAGGAACGCTTCGGCCGGGTCGAGCACTTCGACCGGCGAATCGGGATCGTTTGCCACCTTTTCAAGCTCGTCGAGCGACTTGATCTGGGCCGATTCGTTCACCACGTAGTAGTCCGCCTCGGTGATCACCTCGTCGGCCTGGGTCTCGGATTCGAGGTAGTCTTTCGACAGGATCGTCACGGTATCCGCCGGAAGGAACTCCAGCCTGGTGATCGGACCGCCGGGTTCGTCCCGGTGCACCCGATAGTAGACGACCCCGTCCCGGGTCAGGTTCCGCGAGATCGAGCCGAGCCGATGCCCGAAATCGAGTTCGGCCAAGAGCTGGTCGACGCGGTCGAGGAACCCGGGTGTCTGGACGTACTCAGGGTCGGTCGCATCGAGTCGAGGCCCTCGGTAGCTCCTCATCAGCAGCAGCGATATCGATCTCGATCCCGTCCTCAGAGCCGGGTCGAACCGGACGAGGTCTCGGTAGTACGGGTACCGGGTATCCGCGGTCGGATAGGTCTTCAGGAAGCTGTACAGGTCCCGGCCGGCGATCTGGCTGACCGTTATATGGGTTTTCTCCGCAGGGTTCTGGAATAGTCGAACCCTGCGGACCCTATGACCGAGACCCCGAGGCCCCGGCTTCGTATCAGTCTGTTCCCCCATTTTGTCCCCCCGCTCCATTTAGGCAGACGTTTCAGCAGCGGTTCAGTTTGATTGGCCACCATCGGTAGACCTGTTCGAACTCCAGCCCGTCGAAATCCCTGTTCCAACCGTACCGGGGATCCGACCCCCAGCACGTCAGAGGGTTCCACGTCGGAGAGAACATGACGTCCTGCAGCCTGGCGTCTTCGAAGTCGCATTTGAAGGGCTCGGCCTCTCTGAAATCTGCGAAGGTCAGGTCGGCCCCGCGGAACAGGCACGCCCAGACGGACCCCCTCCCCCATTTCGTAGCTCGCAGTGAACAGTTCGAGAAAATCACGTTCTGGACTACGCACTCGCTAAAATTGGTTGCGTCCAAGTTCACTCCACTGAGGTCGACATCCTCCAGCACGCCCCCCGGAACGCGGCCAGCCCACCTGATCAGTTCGACGAGTTCCCCCTCCGAACCGACCCCATTCGAGTCCAAAGTATATTCTCGCATATCCATCTCCTCCAGTTCAGCGACGGCTCGCTAGCAGTACCTTTTTTGGCGAGTCGTCTTCGACCAGCGACCTCAGCCCGAACGTCCTCTCTAGGTAGCTGATGGCCTGTGAGGCGGCATCGACCCGGTCGGTCTTGATCGTCTTGCTCTGGAGACCCCGGAACCGGGTGAGCTCTTGGACGAACTCAGGCACGAAGTCGTACCGGGCCGGGTCGGGCAGCCAGACGAGGCCCGACTCGAAGACGGGAGTGACCGCCTTCGCCCGGGCGATCTTCGAGCCCTCGGGTGTCACCGGCAGGATCCCAGCGATCTCGGATTTCAGGGTCGAAATGATAGCCGGGCCGTTGGCCGTATCCTCGATCAGGATCGGCATCGACATGGGCCACCGTTTTTTTAGCATGCGAACCTGAGCCAGGGCGGTCGTGAAGTCCCATTGGCCGGCGACCTCGTCGAGCAAGTAGTTCTCGAGCTTGTACCTGCCCCAGACCTGGCCGACGGTCCGGGACGACCCCTCGTTGTCCTTGAAGCTCATGTCCCAGGACTGGATGACCGCCTCGACCGGGACCCGAGCCGGCGGCTGGTAGTAGATATGAGACAGCCAGTCATGCTTGAATACCGCGCCGCCCCGAGGCTGGGGGCGCTGAAGGTACTGGGCAGAGAAGTCCTCTTCGCCGAGGTCGAGCCTCATCTGCCGAAGAACGGCCAGCCCCTCCCGAGCCTCCCAGAGGGCTTGTCCTTTCCTCCAGACGAACGGGGGCCGGCCGCCCTTCGGGAACCTGACGACGGTATCCGCCTCGGCGACCGCCGGCAGTCGAATGATCGTCCACTCCCCGGACTTGATCACGATCTGGTCTTCGGGCAGATCGGAATCGTCGAGGCCCGTCAGGTAGGCGACGGTATCGTCGACGTTCAGCCTCTGCATGAATAGGACGATCGCATCCCTCTTCTTGTCGTTCAGCCTGGTCAGCAGCGTGTTCTTGACGGTCTCGTTCAGCCGCTCCCTCTCGGCGTCGGAGAGGGCCTGCTTGGGGTTCATCGGGTCGTCGATGATGACCCGATTCCCGCCGAGCCCTGTCGCGAACCCGGTCACGCTCGATGCGATCATGTGGCCGCCCGCAGTCGATTCGAAGAAGCTGGTCTGGTCCATCGCTGGATCGATCTGGGTCCCGGGCCAGAGAGAGGTGTACCAGCTCGACTTGAGCAGCCTCCTCCGTTTCCGGGAGTGGGTCTTGCTCAGGGTCTCGGCGTACGAGCTCGTGAGGTACTGGAGTTCCGGCTGCCGAGTCCACTCCCAGCACGGCCAGACAACGGTCCCGAGATCGGACTTCATGTGGCGGGGAGGTTCACAGACCGCCAGCCTCCGGACGACTCCCTCGGTGACGAGCTCCAGCCATTCGGATAGGTATTGGATATGCCAGTTGTCGACGAACTCGGTGCCCGGCTCGATTATCGGCCAGGCCTGACGAAGAAATCTTGTCAGAGACGACTCGTAGAGGGGCCGGGCGACGGCCAGCTGGGCTCGAAGCTGATCGGTCGGGTTGGTCAGTCTGCCCAGATCTATCGATTCCAGACCCGACGCCCGGAGCTGGTCTGCGATCATCCTGGCCTGCTTGGCAGTCGAGCTCATCGGCCCGCATCCTCGCCGGGGCCTCCCTTTGCGGGTCACGGCCCGGCCTCATCCTCCGGAGCGGACCGCAACCCCAGCACGACGAGGATCCGTCGGGCTTCGATCCGATCGGATTCCTTCGCGGCTTCAGCCAGCTCGCAGTACGGTGTATCCATCAGGCGACGCCACCGATAGACCGTCTCGGCGGGTATCACCTCCTCACCGGTACAGGGGTTCGTCTGGCACCTCCTGAATAGGTGCTGCATCCAACCCGTCCACTGGTCGTGGACATGATCGGCCAGCTTCTCGACGAGCGGATCAGTCTCAGAACCGGTCGAGGGCCGACTGAGCCGCCCGTCTCGATCTGGAGCTCTGCACAAGACTATCTCCTCCTCCTTTTTCGCCTGATTGAAAACAGGTCCAGCATACGAGCCCGAAGCCGACCTTCTCGAGCCCGCCCCCGTTCAGGGGGCGCCCGCAGACCCCACACCGACCGGGCCCGAACCGCCCTGACCTCATTTTGTTACATCCTCCTCACGGATTCAAGTTTTGTCGCAGAAATTTTCAGTCGCCCGCCAGAGGTATTCAAAATCACTCCGCAGAAGGGTGGGCAGTAGTGGCGGTATCTTGCCCGACACCTCGCAGACGGACCGCTCGATCGGCCCACTCCGGAGGGTCGAAGTAGCGAGGAGTGAGCTGAATAGAACCAGAACCAGGGATCCATCTTATGCCTCCGACTCATCCGCCCCGCATACCGGCGGCAGGCCAGTGAGCTTGCTGAACGCCCGGTCGAACGCGACCTGCTCCTCGGGACTCAGCTGGCGGAGAGCACGCTCAAGCCGATCGAACTCATCCTCCTCGGTCACCGTCACCGTCACGTCGTCGGCCCGGATCTCGGAGGGTTCACCGAGGGCCAACCGGCCGAGCCGCTGGAAGTTCGTGGCCGCGTGGCTCAGCATGTTGAGCGTCGCCGCGGGGATCAGGGGGTACGCGGTCACCCCATCAGGGCCCTGGACGGCTCGGGCCTGGGCGTCCTTGAACCATGAGGCGATCATGGCGATACCGTTCCGGGCCACCACGATACAGCTCTGGTCGAAGTTGGCCGACGCCCGGGCCTTGGCCTTCGCCGCCTCCTCCCTGTGCAGCTGCTCGACGCGGGCTAGATGCTCGCTTCGGAGGCTGTACCACGATTTGCCCCGGACGTATCCGTCGGGACCTGACCCCGCTCTGGCCCGGAGGTACCCTGCTCTCATGCCGTATCGTTCGGCAAGATCTTCGAGGGTCGGGTACCATATAGAGCCATCCTCTCTCAGAATGCCCTCGATGAACTCGTTGCTGATTTTGGTCCAGTCGTACTTAGATCTGCTCATCCTCTCCCTCCTCTGGGCCGGGGTCGACCTGAGCGGTTTCGACCGGCTCGATCTCCTCTTTCGGAGGTCGGGGTTTCTTGAACCGCTTTGCTCGGCTCAGGACGAACTCGGCTCCGCATAGTGGGCAGGTCTCGGTCCGATCGTCTTTTGGGTGCAGCGTCTCGGCTGGGATTTCTTCGAAGAACTGATCGACGTTGATGGGGTCGAGGACCCCGCTCAGGTCGTCGTCGGTGTAGCCGACCACGATCAGGTCGAACCGCTCGACCAGATCGGGATCGAGCGGGATCGTTCCGTTCGTCTCCAGGGCAAGCGGCCTCATCCCCCCGATGGGCAGCATGACCGCAATCATCCTCAGCTGCTCAGCCTGTAGGCAGGGTTCGCCCCCAGTGATCACGATCGGGAGAGGGTGGTCCGGGACGGCATCAAGGATCTCCGCCGGCTGCATCAACCTCGGAGACGCCTGCGGAGTATCGCAGCCCTTGCAGTTCGAGTTGCAGCCGAAGAGCCGGATGAACACGCACGGCCGGCCTGACCAGGGGCCTTCGCCTTGGATACTTGAAAAAATTTCGTGGATCTTTGTGGGGGGGGACGGGGTCACGCCACCACCCCTGTATAGACTGAATGGGACACGTCGGAGCCTCCTCGCACGAATTTATCGGCCGGGAGCCTGCTTGGGCCCCCGAAATACTGGTTTGGTATTGATTGGGGGCGCTCCGATATAAAAAAGTGTTCCCGTTAGCCCCCCTGCTCGGATTGGAGAGGTTCCAAAGTCGTTTGCCGGGTCGGATCGTTCAGAGCGGTCGCCATGCTCCGTTCAGCCCTCCGGCTGGCCGCAAGCGACGCTTCATCGACTCCTTTCGAGACCAGGATGATGCACCGGCCGGCCTCGAACCTCCCAGTCCTCCCCCGCCTCTGGACGTGACGGATCGCGCTCGGTACCGGTTCGTGGAAGATGCAGAGGTCGACGCCAGGGATGTCGATCCCCTCCTCGCCTACCGAGGTGGCGACCAAGACGTTCACCTCCCCGGAACGGAACATTTCGACCGCCCGACGCTGGTCGGCCTGCTTCATCCCCCGGTTGACTCGGCCGTCGGCCTGGCCGATGAACCTCGCAGGGCGAACCGGAGCAAGGCCGGGCCGCCGCAGCATCCTGAAAATAGTCTCGACGGCAGCCCGGTAGTTCGAGAAGATCAGGATCTTTGATTCGGGGTCCGCCGTCAGGGTACCATCGACCAGCCCCCGGATCGTGGAGAGCTTCGGGGAGACCGCCGGTCCCTCGGTCCCGCTCCCGAACCCCGCGGCCGACAGGAGACGTATCAGCTTCTTGTAGCCGGCAGTCGCCCGGATCATGGCCGCCGCTTTCGTGGGCTTCTGCTCCAGGCTGACGAGGTAGTCCCAGAGGACAAACGCCCCCTGGGACTCCGCCAGCTCGATAGCATGACGCAGCATGGTGATGCCGGCCAGGTCTCGGACCACTATATACGCCCCCGATGGGAGCGGGGTGGCTCCAGCGGTCCGGACGTTCTTCGAGCTCGATATCATGGCCGAGACACGTTTCGACCTCCGGATGATATCGGACTTCGCGGTCCCCGCCCCGATCCGGTCCCGCCAGAGGGAGGGGCGGGCCTTCTCGTTCACCTCGTCGTAGAGGGCCTGGGTCATCGCGTGAAGGGTTTTCAGGGCCTCCGCCATCTGGGGTTCGAGGGGGACCTCGACCACCTCCTCGGCGATCGGCTGGACGTGCGGGGCGACGTCGGGATCGGTCCTCGACCGAGATAACCTCTGCTCGATCCCGAGGTTGCGGCAAACCTCATCGACCGCTTCGGGGGTGGTCCCTGGGGATGCCGTCAGCCCGACGACGAGAGCCGGGGACCGGAACTGCCGCAGCTTGGCCGCAACGTCGCAGTAGGCGTAGGCACCGACCGCCCGGTGGGCCTCATCGAAACAGACGAGGGCGATTTGCCGGGCCAGGGGTTCGTCCAGGTCCGACCTGATCGTCTGGGGGGTGGAGACGATCACCTTCGCCCGGGAGTAGATCCGGGCCCGCTCCGAAGGCGGGACGAGCCCGTGGACGAACTCCACCTCCTCGTCAGGGACGACCATCATGGCCCGGAAGAAACGCCGGTGCTGTTCGACCAGGGGCCGGGTCGGGGCCAAGACCAGGACCTTGCCCTCGCTCCACTTGGCGAGCGCCAACAGGAGCAGGATGGGGGTCTTCCCCAGCCCGGTCTGCAGCACTACCAGCGAGTTTTTGTCGGTCGCTTCGAGGGCCAGCCCGACCTGATATTCCCGGTACTCCAGGGCGCCCGGAGTCAGGAGCTCGTGGTTGATGTACGATACCATCGGGCCACCTCTCACCGCAGCGCCGGGTGGACGAAGTAGGCATCAGCAATCTGATCCAAGTTCTCGAACGGCATCACGTCCCAGTTCACCCTGTCAGCGGTCGCCCGGGATAAGCGGTACCAGCAACCGGCCCCCTTAGTCGACTGCCCATATTTGTCCGTGAACTCGGTGTTCGAGATTACCATCACCTGCTCGATGCGAGGATCTTCGAACAGCGCCTCGAAGACCTCGATCGTATCGATCCGGCCTCCGGAGAGCATCATGGCCGGGGTCAGGTTCGGCTTCATGGTCCGGGTGACCGTCACCACCCCACCGTCTACGACCGAGACCTGAGCTCCCCTCTCGGTCGAAGGCAGCTCGGCCTTTACCGCATCCTCCGTGAGGGCGCCGCTGTAGTCAGAGACGGGTTGGGGGGCGGGTATCATCAGCGCGACCACTATCAGGATCGCAACCATCCCGAACATAACTCCTGCTATCTTCCTCATCTTGTTTGCGTCCATTGTTCTTGCACCTCCTGTCTAAATCATGTTTGGACTGGGAACTAGCCCCATCTTAGATAGGGGTCCGGCCTCCGATCCCTCCTCTCCGAGGGGCTCGACCGCCTCGCAGCAGTCGAGCAGGGCGATCGGGCGCCCGGTCCGGCCGATGACCGGCCCGGTTCGGTCAGCTCGGCGCCAAAATCCAAAGGTAAGCCGCCTCGGCGGGGCGCGAGGTTCGATCGGCCCAGCGACGATCCAGACGATCGCCGGGGCCCCAGCCTTCTTCGACTTCGCCGAAATGCCGTATCGGCGGACCAGATCCCACGTCAGGAGCCGCCGGATGTTGGCACCGACCGCCGCATATGACAGCCCCGAAAAATCAGATACCGACCGGGCTGTCGCCGGGCCGATCTTTTCCAGGGCGGCCAGGGTGCAGCCCTGACTCATAACCGACCCCCATGATCGGCCTCGATGAAGATAAGCGGGGAGGAGATCGAGGTTGTAACCGGCTCGCTGCCGCACCGCTCTGATATGTATAGAGCGTTCGGTGCTGAGACCGGGGTTCGATCGAACTGGGGATCGACCCGCGAATGGACTATCCGGTACCGAGTACCCCTGAAGTACACGGTGACAAGCGGCGATCGGGTTTTCCGCCCGTCGTTCTCGGACGGTCCGCCAAAAAACAACCTCACCGCCCCCCCTCCGCGAACTTGAACTGCACCACATAGACCCATAGGTCAGGGTCCCATGAGCCAGGACCGTTGATCCGCTCCCAGACGACCCGGAACTCATCGAGGGTATCATACCCTTCAGCCCGGGCGTCGATGTCGGTCATGGAGCTGAGGGGCTCCCGATGAACGTTCAGGATCTCGATCCGGCCGAAGTTCTCCGAGGAGAGCATCTGGGTCTTGAGGAGGTGGGTCGACCCCACCTTCGCCCTCGGAGTTTTCCAAGTTCGACGCGTCTGGGTCTTCCGGCCCGACCGGATCATCGGTATGTGCTCAGGCTTGAAGAGCATCAGCCCGACCTCCTCGGAACGACTCGGACCACCAGCCGATTGTGAATGTGACCGTGGGGGCGACGCGGTGGGGCCCAGCCCGGGTCGAGGACCGAGAGGGCGTCCGCCCGGACCCTTGCCTGCTGATGCCGCTCGGCGGCCCATCGCTGGGCAGCCTCGACCCTCCGCTGCCGGGTAGCTCGGTAGCTAGGCATCCTTGAGCACCCCCCGCTGCACAAGCAGATCGTGGACTTCGGAGATGACATCCTTGGGTACGGTCTCCCAGTTGACCCCCCGGAGATCGAGCAGCCGAACCCTTGCCCGGGCCTCCTCCAGAAGCTCAGGGGACGAGGGTTCGATCCGAACCCGATCCCAGGACGACGAAGTGATCTCGGATCCGTCCGGTCGGAACCGGCGACCGCCCTTCAGCACGATCTGGCCGGTGGGGGTCCGCCGGACGACCTCGGCTTCGACGATTGTTTTTGTGCTGCCAGCCCGCCGGTACATGACTTTATCGCCGGGTTTCAGCCCGGCCAGCCAGCGGTCTCGTTCTGTGGGGTTCATCGACGACCCTCCTGAATCCGTCTCGACTCTGCGTCCATCCCATCCTCGACGAGCATTTTAAAGTACCCGTCTCGGTCCGGCCGGGCCGCATCCTCGTTGACAAACGCCCCCAGCTTCCGAACGAAGTCCTCGAACTCCTCGGTCCGGAGGGTCAGATCGCCGGCGCACCCGTGGTCGACGAACAGCCCGAAGCGGACGTGGGAGGGAGACCTCATCCGAATCATAGCGACGTATAGCATCGGAATCACCTCCTCCTCGGGTTTCTGCCGCAGCTAAGCGGCAGCTGGTCAGTCGAAGTATAGGTCCGGCCCGCGTTGATCGCCTCGACCAAGTTCTCGAACTTGGGCGGGCGTTTCCGGGTCGGAGTCGGCCCGACCCCGTGCTGCCACCCGCCGATGAACACCGACCCCTGACTGGTCCGGAGGTAGGCATAACAAGTCCAGCAGTCCGCGGTCGACGCGTAACAGACGTCGACCCGGTTGCCGGTGGGGTCGACGACCTCGATCCCCTTCCCCTCCACCCACCGGGCCGTGAGGTCGTGCCGGCCGATCGACCTCGTCGGCCAGAGCTCTCCTCGGAGGAAGTTGGTTGCAGTCACGGTCTTGTATATCACTCGCACCACTCCCCGCAGGCAGGGTCGACCAGCTCGCCCCGCATCAGCCGTCGGGCCTTGGCTATGTAGCACTCCTCCCGTTCGAGGTAGTGGGAGATCTGGACCGGAGACCTGATGAACCGGTTCGCGCCCTGGGGCCGCATCGCCAGGATTCCGTAGGCTCGGCGGGCGGAGGTCACGTCCGCCGGGGTGCAACCGACCAACCCAGCGATCTGAGAATCAGTCCTCAGCAGATCGACGGACTGCCGGAGCAGCCATCCGAAGTTATACAGCTTCGGATGCTTTCGGGGCCGGCCCATCAGACCTGCCTCCCCGGACCGATCAGCTTGCAGTACCCTTGACCGTACTCCCCCTCCTGGTGAGGCCAGAACCATGCAGCGCACCGCTCCCTGACGCAGTCGACAGCGACCGGGGGATTTGACCGGTACGACATTATAGGACAGACCTTGGCCGCATGATGGCGGCCCCGGGTAGCCCGGTCCGCCCAGGAGGGGAGACCGGAGGTCATCTGGCACTCATCAGACGGCATCTCAGTCGCCTCCCGCCTCGGCCTCGACCGTCGGGGATCTCGGCAGCCCGAGCCGGTCCCAGTGGGAGTCCTCGACGAACCCCCACCTCTGCTGCAGCAGGGCCTCGGCCTGCTCGGGAGGGAGAACTCTTCGGATTGCCTCCTCGGAGACGACCACCCAGCCCCCCGACCGCCACGGGTTCGGTATGAACGGGGCCCCGGCCCGCCGGGCCTCATCCCGAGCGGCCTCGCACTTCTCGGCCTCGCCATCCCGGGTCGAGATTCGCAGGATCCCCCGGGACATCAGATCCCTGCACGTTTCGCAGGGTTCGAGGTTCAGGACGCCGGCCCTCGGCGCCTCCTGATCACCGGGGAGGCGACCGTATAGGGCGATCTCTTTTGTTTCACCGCAGAAATAGCAGTTTATGAGGCCAGGGTTGACCCCATGCTTTTTGCTCAGGGTTATGCTCATGTTGGGACACTCCTAAATTTTCTCGCACGATCCGGGGGTACCGGGCCCGGATCAGGCCCGTATCAGGTCTTTCGTTGCCAGGACGAACAGGGTCTCGTCCTGGTCGGCGATCACAGTCGCGGATATATCATCAAGCTCCTCGATCCGGCCCAGCTCGGTGCCCCCGAACGGGGACGCGAACCGGACTCGGTCGCCGGCCTTCAGAGGGGCGGGGGTCACTCCACCACCTCAGAAGCCAGCCCGGCCAAATCTCCGGGGAGGTCGTCGCCGTGATCGTTTAAGATCAGCCACGACGCCGCCTCCCTCGGAGTCAAGATCTCCATCTCATCCTGCGAGCCCTGGAAGTCCGACGACCTCACCACATAGTAGCACCCCTTTGCGCTTAGGTAGAGGGCTTCGTGGTTCCATTGGCTCCCCGTTGCCCTCGATATATGATTAGATCCGTTCCAGTCCGAAGCCTCGGACCAGTGGCTTTGCGCCTTCTCAGTGTCGAAAATTGCACCTTCGACTTGAAATTTTGCCATGATCTACTCCTCCTTCCCGAACAACTCCCTCTGTACCTCCTCGGAGAACCTTTCCCTGGGAATGTAGGCGTGGGCCTGGAGGGACGGCCACGAATCAGGGTCCTCCGGGTAGCCCGGAAGAGGTCCCGGGCTGTCAACGAACTCGCCCCCGAAGAGCCCCCGGAGGTCGCCTTGGTCCAGCGTATAGCAGACCGCCCCGGACTCCGCTCTTCTGATCTCCTCGGCCCGGACGTCGGAGATCTCCACCGCCTCCCAGTCCCAAACTGACTGAATCCAGTACATCAGCCGTTCGACGTAGGCGTCCGGGATTTCGCCGGCCCGGTCATCGACGGCGACGATGATGTGATAGTCGCCGTCCTGGGCCAGTATCCGATGCTTTTCTCGGAGGATCTCCATTTATACCACCTCTCTGAGCACGTTCTCGCACGGGCAATGCTCCCCGGGATAGCTCTCCACCCCATTCGCCCCGCATTCGTCGCAGGGGGAAGGGGTCGGGATCTGGGCCTCGACCGCGTACCGGCCCCTGGCGAGCCGCCGGACCCTGGTGGGCAGGTCGGTCGATTTGTTGACGTGCCATGCCGCCCGATCGGCCTCGTCCTTGGCCGCTCGGTCACCGTTTATAATCGCCGTATCGATCCCTACCTTCACGCATAGCCGGGTCCACGACCCCTCTGGCCGGGGCTGACCGTACTCGACTACAGATTCAACGTCCATTGTTCTTGCACCTCCTCGGGTTCTCAGGTTTCAGGATTTTTATATGCAGCTCGTATATGATTGTGCACGCCACCAGGCACAGTCCGAGGTCGACGGGGACCATTTCAGTGACCTCCATCGACAACGAACTTGACCCAGTAGTAGGTGGATTTCTTGGATCCGACCTTGGCCCCCCCGCAGAACGGGCTCTCATGCCAGCCGTAGTCGACGACCCTTGCGCCGGGGACCGCCTTGATCTCATCTACCAATCCTTCCTCGGCCTTGCGGTTCCGATAGAAGTATCCGCGCATCGCAGTCACAGTCCCGTCAGAGTGGAACTTGATTGCATCCGCAGTCTGGACCCGGCAGCGCACGGCCTCTTTTTCGACTTTTTTCCAGGGACACATGTTTCATGCACCTCGCACTGTTCATCTCAGGGCTGCCCTCACGGGCCGCCCCTCAAATACTATATAGGGCCGTATTCCATATAAACTTTGCGCGAATTACAGCATGATCTGGGGATCGAGTGGGGGGGG